CTCGTGCAAGACGAAAGGCAAGCTCCGCAACCATCCAAAGGGCATTGGACGCGCCGAAACAAGAGAGCCGTCTATGACCATAATCCGGCACGAAGCCGGGCAACTGTCCGGGTAATGGACTTCTCACTCAGTCTCACGGCGCTCAGGAGGGCGCGAAACATGGACAAGATCAGGGCGCAGCGGGCAATCGAGGGTGTGCTGGCGCAGTTCGACTTTGAGCCGGTACACGATCACATGTTACGGGTCAACTGGCAGTATTCGTCAGATTCTATGCGGGAACCCTCGGCGGTTCCGGGCATCGACCGGCTCAAGGATATGGCGCGGGAAGTCCTTCAATCGGCGGTTTACGGGAAGTATTGCACCGAGGGCCACGCTTCCGTTAGGTGCGGCGGGTTTGAGGCCCGGATTGACAGATGGCCGAACTCTGACACTTTCACGATGGCCCTTTCTTTCGTTCCGTTCCGCACCGAGGAGAGATTCTAGCCGGGCGTAAGCCCGTAATGCGCCGATGGTCCGTCTCAAGTCGGACAGGTGGAAAGCAGAGAGCGGAGGAAACAATGGAAACCACGATTCCCTTTACCGGATTTTACGAATCGGACCACGAGTCACTGATCGAGAACGAATTGGAGCAGATGTTCTCGGACAATAACGGCGACCCTTTGCCCAGTGCGGGCGACTCCTGGGAACACATCGACTGGGCCAAAGTCCATCTGGCCTATGCTCAAGAGTACGCGGGGCAGTTCTTCGCGCTGCTCTCGGACGCGGCGAAGATCAAGATTCCATACAAGTTTGTGGAGTTGACTTCGCCCGGCTCCTACAACTTCACAACTGATCGAATTTTCTGCACGGTTTCGCAACGCACGGCGCGGGCCTTGTACAAGCTGGCGGACAAAACCGCGCTGGACAAGCTGATCAGAGACAAATTCACGTCCTATGACGGGTTCACGTCCTACTATGACAATTCCCTCACGGCATGGCCGAAAGACGTTTTGAAGTGGGACGCAAACCAGATCGGCACCCTGGTGGAGTCTGTTTTCTTCCAGTTCTTCGCCCGGAAGGACTTCCACGCATACGAAATGATGGTAGATGAAAACGGCGAGATCGACTCCCTGCTGTATGACGCCTTGGACGCGGAAGGGCGCAAGATTCTCAAAACCGAGAGAGCAACGGCAGACGGCGAAGAGTAGTTCATTACCCGGACGGCGGGCCGGTAGATTCCCGCCACTTTTTACCGGCATCATTGGAGGACAACATGGACCACCAAAAACTAGCACGGATTAACAACCTGGGGCGCGAAATTATGGCCCTGGAATCACGGCTGGCTTCTGTCCAGTTTCACATTCAGGCCGCACGCGAGCGTTTGAATGAAGACAACCTGACTTTCCGGGATTGGAGCGAAGCCGCGCACGAGTACGGCGTATCCTCCGCTTCTGCCTTTGCCCTTGACCACCGCTTGACTATCGTCCGGGGCCGGTTTCACTTCGAGGCGGACACGATTTAGTCCATTACCCGGACAGAGTTTTCCACGGCCTGGGCTTGACAACGATTTTTAACCGTGCTATGCTAAGCACATCCTCAAGAAAGGGGCGCACAATGAAGGCAGGAGACATAATTCACATCAACGCCGACACGAAAGATTGGGGGCGGGTTGCCTCAGACGGCCTCGTGGTCGCGGTCTACTCCAACCAGTTCATCCAGGTCTACGCAAATAGCATCCTGGCAACGGTCACAGTCCGCAAGGCGGAAGTTTCCCCGATTCAAAACCCGGTCGAGGACTTCGCCGAGCGCATCAACCCCACCAACCTCGGATTCTCGCCGAAAATGACCGCTCTGATCAGGGCCATTATCGGCCATGACTACGGAGTGCGGGACGGGCGCGGCGGAACGCTCACCAGCTTGTCCATTACCTCCGATGGATTCGTGATCTGCGGCAGCACGGCATCAGACGGGGGCGGCGCTTTCATCGGCTCGGCCTCGGACCTAGACAGGAACCTTGCGGATTACCGTTTCCAACTGGCCGCTGAGAATGACGAAGACGCGGAAGAATTCGACCGGCTGTATGTCGCCAACGTCAAGGACTGGCGGAACTACTAGCCGTTGTTTCGTACCATACAAAACCGTCCAGATAATGGACAGAAAAGGGGAGCCGATGGCGCACGAGTATAACGAATGGTATGTGGACGTTCCCAAGCAGCCCAACCTCGATCCGGGAATGGACAACGAGTGGGAGAACGTCCAGACCTTTGCAACTAGGGAAGAGGCTATTGCCTTTGCCAAAGAGCAGTTTGGTGCGGACGATGAAGGGCGCGTCTCGCTCGTAACCAGCTAATCCAACCCGCGCCCGCCCGGTATGGCGGGAAAACGGGAAAGTGACCCAGGCGGCCCAACCGCTGGCGAGGGTCGAGAAAGGGTAAAATGCTAAGCGGAGAGCAGTTGATAATCGTTGCCTACACGCGGGAAGATGAAGTGATCTGTCGCGCTTGCGGCGAAGCCGGACACGAGAGTATGGGTCACGCTCTGTCCGCATACGAAGCCGGGGAGTACGCGGGAGCCGATGGTCTGACCTGCGAAGACTGCGGGAAAGAAATCATCGAAGCCTACCAGTGGGCCTGCCCGCATTGTGGCCGCTTGTACGAGGGCTTTGAAGCGGAAGACTCGGAGAACGAGGAAAACAAGACGGGGAAGTGCTTCGAGGACTGCCCCGGCGAAGACACCGAAGACGAAGACGAGGAAACGGACTGACTCCTCGCGGCGTCCAGGTAATGGACTTTTAACCCGGCCCGGATGGGCGAGAATTGAGGCGGCATGAAAGTCGAATTTGTAAGAGAGTTGCCCAGGTCTGGAACGGGGGCCAGCCAGTGCCTTGTGAAGAAGGGCGAGGAGTTCTTCGTCGTGTCTTCGGTAGTCGTCATGTTTAGCGGGTTTGAAACCCTAGTCTTTCCCGCTGATAGCGCCGGGAAGATCACGGACTGGATGGAAGTTGCGGGCGGGCGCGGTGTGTCCCGCGAAACGGCCATTGAAGACCTGGAACACGTCTAGCCTAACCGTTCGCCGGGAGCGTAACCCGGTATGACCTCAAGAGCAAGCCTTCACGCGGCGGGGTTGAGCGACTACTAATTGCTCGGAAAGCAGGACACAATGGCAATGCCCAAGAAAGATTTTATCGCCCTGGCTGACAAGGTGCGCGGCCTTCAACCCCTCAACGGTCAGGGAACAATCCTGGCTCAGCGGGCCGAAGATTGGACCCGCTTGGTTTACGCTCTGGCCGACTTCTGCGCGGAGCAAAACCCGGCCTTCAACCGCGCCCGGTGGATTGGCTACATCAAGGGCGAGTGTGGGCCAAACGGCGGCGCTGTCAAGCCGGTAAAGGCCAAGCAGTGGCTCGGATAACCATCAACCAGTCCATTACCTGGACTAGAAAGGCGGCGCGTATGGCCGTTCCTCAAAACGTACTCGATGCCGTCTACGGCTCAAAACCGGCAGACTGGCGTCAACACAAAAATGGTGGGGGTTGGGTGTACAAAACCGCCACAGTTGAAGACTCGGCCTATCTTCATCCAACCTCAATCGTGTTCGGCGATGCGCAGGTGTCCGGCGATGCGGGGGTGTTCGGCGATGCGCGGGTGTTCGGCGATGCGCAGGTGTCCGGCAAGGCGTGGGTGTTCGACGATGCGCGGGTGTCCGGCAAGGCGCAGGTGTCCGGCAAGGCGCAGGTGTCCGGCGATGCGTGGGTGTTCGGCGATGCGCAGGTGTTCGGCGATGCGCAGGTGTCCGGCAAGGCGTGGGTGTTCGGCGATGCGCAGGTGTCCGGCAAGGCGTGGGTGTTCGACGATGCGCGGGTGTTCGACGATGCGCGGGTGTTCGGCGATGCGCAGGTGTCCGGCGATGCGGGGGTGTTCGGCGATGCGCGGGTGTTCGGCGATGCGTGGGAAACAACCCCCCCTCTCCTGTATGGAACCAAGCACCCCCTTTCGCTTTGCTCCCTTACGCAGATCGCCATCGGCTGTCGCGTTCACGACTTCGCCTATTGGCTCGAACACGGACCGGCCATAGGCCGCTCCGAAGGCTACACAATCGAGCAGATCGCGGAGTACAGGCGACACTTCATGTACCTCAAGGCAATTGCCAAGAGGCTCCAGGCCGCGCAGAAGAAGGCGGCGAAAGCCAAGAAGTAAAACCCGGCCCAGCGGAACCTGGGATGCTCCCTAATCAACCAGCGTCCAAGTCGCGGGGAGCGGGCAACGTCCAGATAACGGACGGCTAATGGTGAAAGAGGTTTGAAATGAGTCTATCAGAGCAAGCGAGGAACTTGCATAATTGCTACGAACTAACCGAAGGGCAGGTCCGCGAGGCGACTGATGAGGCTTTCAACGCCGCACAGGCTGTGCTAAGCGACTACGGGTATTCGGTCAGCAACACCGACCCCGCCGAGGAACTTGTAGCGGCAATCTACAAGTATTTCGTGGACTCCGCCGAACCAGACGCTCCGGGGGATACGGAATCGTGCTAGTTCGCTCCTTCATCCAACCCCCGGCAAGGCTAAGCCGCCGATCTGTTCACTCCCTGGCGGACGCCGCACACTCCTTGTCCAGCTTTCTCCGGGCCAAGGCCAAACCCCGCACGGCAAAACCGGAGTGGACGTGTACGGCTTGCTTGGCGGGAAAATGTAGTCTCTGCGTCAGCGCCCGGTGTGTTTGCGGGCAGAAAGAGGGGCACAAGTGACCGTCCAGCAAGCCGCATGGCTCGGCGAAGACGACGTGGTAGCCTCCGCTTTTCAGCACGACCGGCTGACCCCGGTCCTGACACCGCGCCATAGTTTTCCACAGGCGGACTTGACAAGCAGAGCCAGGTGCGCTATTATGATTTTAGCGGTCGCAGTGCTGATCTGGCTGTAGGCCCCAAACCGAAAAGTCCATTAACCGGACAGAAATGAGACCAAATGACCGGCCAGCCCAACAGCACGAGATTCTACCAGGAGGAGATCGAGAACGTCACCCTCCAACTCACGCAGGACGTGACCCCGAAGCAACGGCACGACCTCGAAACCAGGCTCCGGGTCGCTAAGCAGTATTTGGCTGAACCCACCCCTGTCCCGCACACACATCAGCAGCGTCTAGACGATCACCGGTAAAGATTTTCACCCGCGTAAACACTGGAGATAAATGAGATTTGCACAGATTATCCACAGTTTAGTGCGATATTGCACTTGACATACAAAGCAGGTTTGTATACTATTTAATCATGCATCTGACTTACGAAAGGCTTACAGCATGAAAGAAATACCGCAAGTGTTGAACGTGATAACCGATGTTGTCCTGTCGCACAGGCCAAAACCGAAGTCAAAAGCGGCGAAGAAGCGCAAACGGAAAGAGGACAAAAATGCAAAAACTGCTCGTTAGCTTTTCAGGGGGGCGATCCTCCGCTTACATGGCGTGGCATATTAAGAATGAATGGTCATCTACCCACGAACTCGCTTTTGTCTTCGCCAACACAGGTAAAGAACGAGAAGAGACGCTTGTTTTCGTGCAACGGTGCAGCGATGAATGGGGTCTGGGAGTTGTATGGGTTGAGGCTGTGGCTCACGCCGAACGAGGAATTGCTTCGACTCATCGCATTGTGAATTTTTCCACTGCATCCCGAAATGGAGAGCCGTTCGAGGACGTTATCAAAGTCTACGGTATTCCGAATATGAATTACTTGCACTGTACCCGCGAACTCAAAGCCAATGCCATTCGTAGCTACATGCGGAGCATCGGATGGGAAGAGTATTTGACCGCCCAAGGAATTCGCATTGATGAGCCAAAGCGTCTCAAACCGAAGGAAGGGGTCATCCGACCTTTGGCGGAGAATTGGCCCACAACCAAACCTGAAATCGTAGATTGGTGGAAAGATCAGAAGTTCGACCTGGGTTTGAAGGACCATCAAGGGAACTGCGATTGCTGCCACAAAAAACACATTCCAAAACTTGTTAGGATCGCGCAGGAAACCCCCAACTCCTTTAATTGGTGGGGCCATATGGAGCATCAATATGGGCTGGCCGGGCATAATGAAGACGGTACCCCTCGCACCTTTTTCCGTGGTCATAGATCAGCATCCGATATTGTGGAGATGTCCAAACTTATGACCCTTCCGCCCATTCCAGACGAAGATGAAGACGCTGGATGCAGCGAAAGCTGTGAGGCTTTCGTATGAAAGCACAAAACGGAAGTCAAGTATATAATTCCCAATCGTCCTGAGTGCAATAGCGTATTTTCAACGGTTTACAACAAAAGCGCATAAGAGCATACCTTGTGCGTCAAAGGAGAAACAAAGTGGTAATGAAACGCGAAGTGGACAAGGAAATACCCCGGCCTCCATCAATCAAACTGAGGGATTACTTTGGGGCGCTAGCGATACAGGCGATCATCAGCCGGGGAGATTTGGACATGGACATGAACGTGATGCCCTATTGCCTGGACGCATACACGATAGCCGACGCGATGCTCGAAGTTCGGCAATTAAGCTCTACGGAGTCAAAGACCCCAAAGTTGAATGCCGCTGAAGTCCGCCTCATCCTTGCTCTAAGGGGGATTGAAGAGAGTCCCGCCGATGGGAAATGTGACGAGATGGACTTGGTTAATGCCGCTGTTGAGGCATACATCGAGGAAACCTCCGCCGCGCGGTCCTTGCCGTAACAGGTGCAATATCGCACCAAAACGTAGTACATCATGCAAGGGAGGAAACAAAAAATGGAGATGCAGATGAAAAGGAAATTCAGGTACGCGGTAATTCTTGGCGCTGAAGATGGCGGGCGAATACTTTCCCGCCACTACCGCGATGATGATGCAGAAGCCTCGGCGAGGCGCTACCAAAATACTCCAGAGGGATGCTACTCTCATCCTTTCGTTGCGCCCATAGAAAGAGTTTCAGAAATACTCGGGCGGATCAGTGGCGCATCTGGCACACATCATGCAAGGGAGGAAACACCTATGAACAGCGACGGAAACGATGAACACCAGGATGGGTGCGTGTGCCGGGAATGCAGGCCATAACAGCAGTACAGCGCATTGGAGGCGCAGGAAATGATTGAACTCAAAAACATCTACGGCGCTGTGATTTATACAGCTCCGAACATTACGACGGTAAAAGCAACTGTGGAAGAGGCAGTATCAAGCGGTGCCGACCTGAGCGGTGCCTACCTGCGCGGTGCCGACCTGCGCGATGCCTACCTGCGCGGTGCCGACCTGCGCGGTGCCTACCTGCGCGGTGCCGACCTGCGCGATGCCTACCTGCGCGGTGCCGACCTGCGCGGTGCCGACCTGAGCGGTGCCGACCTGAGCGGTGCCGACCTGAGCGGTGCCTACCTGAGCGATGCCTACCTGCGCGGTGCCGACCTGCGCGATGGAAGAATCTCGGCAATGCGGTGCATGGCGTACTCAGCTTACCCTTACCAGATTCAGGCTGTACTTTTCCAAGACGGCTCCCGGTGGGTGCGTATGGGGTGCCTCTGGAAGTCACTCGAAGATTGGGAAAAGATAGGTATTCGCAAGAGCAACTTGTCTGAGTTCCCCGACGACGGCTCTGATCGCAGCGAAGAGCGTATTGCGGCATTTGAGTTTGCCAAAGCAGCCACGCTTCGTATGAAACTTCCAACGGAGATCGCAAAATGAAAGCACTGCAAGCCGTACTCGACAACCGCGACGCACTAGCGCCGCTCGGAGCCTACGCAATCTTGGTTTTTGTGCTCTTTGCGCTGGCGTTTTGAACCACAATCGGCAGACTTGCTCTGCTCTGGCCGCTCCGAAGTCGCAAGCAAAGCTAGGAACTGAGAAGCCTAGACTTTAAGCGGGCCGGGAGCGGCCAGGAAAGCGCAAGATGCTAACAAGGAGAAAACAAATGCTCTCAAATGAATGGGTTCTCAGGCACGAAAGATTCATCTATCGTGTAGGCTTCACAGTTATGTTTATAGCTGTGTTTATGCTTGTAGCATGGTAACATTCTCGCTGTATCAAGAAAGAGGCAACATGATAGTCAAGCAAGGGAGTTTAGGCCCGACCTGGGCGGAGATAGTCGCGGCCAGGAACAAGCGGGAAGACGAGGCGGTCGCCCGGAGATTCAAACGTGACGAGCGCAGCCAGTGGGACAACCAGTGGGACAACGGGTACGAGAGGGGGCCACGATGAAGCATCTGTCCTGTCCGAAGTGCAGCCGGGTTGTCGATATTGAAGCGACCTATGTGACCACGGCGATGGTCAACAACGAACTCAAGACCTTCCGCGTGGAACACGGCCACAGTACCACGAAGGGGAGCGAGTTGCAGTGCGCTTGCGGCCAGTTTCTCAAGTAACGCAGATGGGCCGGACAAACCAGTCCGGTTAATGCGGCAGCGCCCGGTTCCAAATGCCGGGGCAACGCAGAGGAGGAACAATGCACGATTTAGCAACGATCATCGCCATCAATCGGCAGCCCACACCGCCCAGCATGAAAGACCGCTTCGGCTGCTTCACCGAGCAGGAACAAATTATCCTGCAACGGGCTTTGTTGGACTTTTCGATGAAGCAGACCTCGGCCTATAGAACGGCCAATGACTTCACAATTCGGAGTTTGATGGCGGGGGGCACTCTTCCCTTGGTCTACTTCGGAATTGAAACCACCAACCGTTTGGTGGATGAGATCAGCCAGACCGGGTCTCGACCGGAGGCCGCTTGATACTCTCAACCCCAACGTGTGACACTCTCGGCTGCACGAAGACTCACACAGCCTCGAACGGTTGGTGGGTTGTCCGGGTAGTGGACTTTTACAAAGAACTCTGGAAGTGGGAGGACGCAGAAGCCGTGGGCGTACTCAAGGGCCCGAAGACCTTCCACTTCTGCGGGCAAACGCACGCTCTACAGTTTCTATCCTCAGAGATGGGGAGCAAGACAGATAAACCGGAGGAGAAATGACCAACCACAACGACGGCCTCGGCTGCTTCCGGGGCTTAATGTACGCTCTGCCTTTGGCGCTGCTGTGCTGGGTGCTGATTATCCTGGCCGTCAGGTGGGGGATGAAATGACCGACTTATCTCTGAGAACCACCCGGCTGAACTTCAAAACCTCGGACGCCGTTTGGGAAAGGGGGAAGCACCGGGAGGTTGTGATCGAAGCCCGCCCCCGAACCTGCACCGTGCGCCTTGCCGGAATGAGAACTTCCTTCACCATCGAGTGGTCCGCGATTCACAGCTTGGCGGCGAAGATGGCCGTCGCCGCTGAGAAAGCAGAGAAGAAGAAAGCGAAGAAAAAGTGAGTTTTCCACAGATTTCTTTGCAAAGGTTGCGAGTTTGGCACGGGAATTGCTAGTAGTATAGCGGGCCAATTCAGACCCCAATTCCCTACAAAGAGGCAACTTAATGCAAATTGAAGATTTTGAACGGTTTATGTCCGAACAACTGACGTGCAGCATCGACGACGTACCCGCTGGACAGGGGGCAATCTACTTGATTACGAATCTTGTCAATGGAAAAGTGTATGTTGGGCAGACTTGGGGTTCGGTGTCCGCTCGGTGGACGAGCCATCTGCACGACGCCGAGAATCGTCCGCAGTTTTATTTTCACCGCGCTCTCAACAAGTACGGGAAGGAAAATTTTGTAGCGGGGGTTTTGGGGTGGGCCAAAACCGAAGAAGAGTTGAACGATTTGGAAATCCTTTGGATACTGCTTCTCGACTCTGCTGACCGAAAATATGGGTACAACTCTACCCACGGCGGAAGAGGAGGAAAGTTCAACAGCGAAGCGAAAGAAAAAATGTCAGAAGCTCATAGACGACGGTATGAAGACCCGGCGGAGCGCAAGAGGCAGTCTGACTCCATGAAACGAATGTGGTCCGACCCCGACATCAGAAAGAATATACTGGCTGGCCAAACAAAATGGCTTGAAAACCCCCAAGGGAGGCCGATCCGGTCAAAACGCGCCAAGCAAGTAGCAAACCGCCCGGAGATTAAGCAGAAAATGTCCGAGAACATGACAAAACGGTGGTCTGATCCAGAAAAACGTCAGAAACAATCCGAAAAATCGAAGGAAGCCTTGGCCGACCCGAAAGTCCGAAAGAAAATCTCAGAAGGAACACGAAAGGGATTGGAAGAAGCCAAACTCCGGCGAAAAGAGCAAGGAATTGTGAAACCAAAGAGAGTTCAAAGCCGAAACGCCTTGGGAAAGTTTATTAAGGAGGAGGGGAAGAAATGAAACACGTCATTGTGATTGAAACCTCGGACGACCGGCCCCTGAATAAGCGGACGCTGTGTCTATTCCGAGCGCAAGCTATCTGCGCCCTTCACGACCTGGCGACAAAGTACGTGGGTTTGTCCTTCATTAACACGCGGTTCAACGTATCGTCCGCCACCGTCGCTATTCACGAAATGTACAATCTACCGCCCTGGAACCCGGAAACGGGAACCAGCGAGTCGTCCAGGTAATGGACAGAAAGTGAGATGTTATGGCACAGTGGCAGCGACACTTGGACATGAAGGACGTGTGGGACAGCGGAGACATTCCTCTTGTTGCCCGCACTGCGGCAGACCGTTTGGAGGTTTTGGCCCCCTTCGGCGGCAACTACCTGGACGACGAAAAGCTGGACCTCGTGGACGAACTACGCGCCCTAGCCGAAGACGAAGGAGCAACAACCAGCGACTTCGACAACGTGTGGGGCCGGGTTTACGATTGGGCCGACACGCCACTCGACTCCAGCTTCGGCGGAAAGAAAGTTTGTTGGGTTGCGACGTTCTAAACAACAAGTCCAGGTAATGGACAACCAACCAAAACCCGAAGGAGGGTTTATGAAGCGATGGAAGATTGATTTCGGAGGCTCTGTAATCGTAGAGGCCGACGACCAATATGAAGCCGAAGCCTTGGCACGAGAGCGCGTTTCTTCTGACGGCGACTGGGCTGAACAGAGGCGGTGTCGGCAAATCAGCGGTTTTGACTACGAGGAGAACTAAATGGGCTTGCAAAACCTGATTACCTATTTCTACCCCGACCATTGGCGCACGAATGACCTAGCCGTTGAAGTCAGGCTTCTGGGCAAGCGTGTAGGGTATATTCGTCAAGAACGGCTGCGCGATTTCAAGGACGAGATCGAGAATTTGGAAGATGTGGCCCGCCGCGCCGTCGATGCCCTTGAGTGTGCAATCGAAACCTTGTCCGAACAGGTCTAACCAAAGTTGGCGGAATAACCATGTCCATTAGCCGGACGCAACCAAAACCCGAAGGAGGGTTTATGAAGCAAGTTGTAACAGTCACCGAAATAGAAGGCGAGGGTCTCGAAGCCTTGCTCAACGAAAACGTTCTGATCTATTGCATGAACTACTTCTACACCGGCAAGCTCGTCGGAGTCAATGACAAGTTTGTCAAGTTGGAAGGGGCAAAGATCGTGTACGAAACCGGGCCATCCAGCGAGAAGGACTACAAAGACGCACAGCCTTTGCCGAACAACACCTGGTACGTCCAAACTGCCGCCATCGAGTCCTTTGGCCTCGGAAAGTAGGCCGAGCATGAGGGCTAGCAAACAGAAATATCGGTCGCGGTCGTGGTCGGGGTCGCGGTCGTGGTCGTGGTCGCGGTCGTGGTCGGGGTCGCGGTCGTGGTCGTGGTCGCGGTCGTGGTCGGGGTCGCGGTCGTGGTCGGGGTCGCGGTCGTGGTCGGGGTCGCGGTCGTGGTCGGGGTCGGGGTCGCGGTCGTGGTCGTGGTCGGGGTCGCGGTCGTGGTCGTGGTCGGGGTCGTTTTAGTCCTGCCCGCAAAAAACAAAGGAAACCCATGTCCAATTTAATCAAACGCGGAGCCTCTTACCACCTGGACCTCACATCCGGGGGGAGAAGGCTTCGCTTCTCTCTGGGCACACGCCTCCCCCAGGCCGCTCGAACCCTGGCGCGTCAGATCGAGTGCGCTATCGCTGGCGGGCCCAAGGCAGAGGAGTGGGAAGTTTTGAAGCTGGTCCTGCCCCCCAAGAGCTTCGCAATCTTGGCCTCGGGCCGGGGTCTCACGGCGCAGCCAAACATGGCAGAATTTGAAACCCTCTTTCAAGAAAAACTTGACCGGCGAGTGAAGCTCGGGGAGTTGGCGGAGAGCAGCCGGAACTTGTACCTGTGGGCGGCGGACAGGTTCTTCTCCCGCATGGCTGAACTCAAAGTCCGGAAAATGGACGCCGTTACCCCGACTCTGGCCGAGGAGTATTTGATATTCAGGAAAGAAGCCACGTTGGCCAAAGGCGGCTCGGGGCGCGGGCTTGTGACCGAAACCACCGTACTCCAAGCTGTCTTCAACCTAGCCGTGGAAGAAGGACTCATCAAGAGCAGCCCCTTGCGGAACAAGTACAAACCAGATTCAGACCCCAAAGGCCCAGACCCATTTACACCGGAAGAGATCGCCAAACTCGACGCGGCGGCTACTGGACCAGACAGACTGCCCTTCCTTTTGCTGAGATGGACCGGCCTGAGAGGATCAGACGCGGTGACGGTGCGCTGGTCGTCCATTAACTGGACAGACAGAAAGCTGCACGTTCAAACTAGGAAGAGAAAGACCTGGGTGGTTGTTCCGCTGTACGGCGAACTGTTGGAGACGTTGGAGGCTGTCTATCTTGGCCGCACCGGAACTGTATCGGGGGCAGACGACTCTCCCATTCTGTTCGGGCTCTCTCGCGCCAAGCTGTACAAACTCGTCGCTGACTTGGGCATCCGTGCCGGAGTCAAGAACTGCCACCCCCACAAATTTCGGGCCTCCCTCGCCTGTACGCTACTCGAACGAGGAGCGACTCTATTCGACGTAGCCAAACTGCTCGGGGACTCACACGCGGTCGTTGAGAAATTTTACGCAGCAACAACAGACAAGCAGCAGGAACGAATCCGTGGTATAATGGAAAAGTCCGGGTAATGGACGAGGAGGTAGCGAGATGGTTGACTACAGTTTTTGTGAGGCCGTAACTGCTGGTTCTGCGAGCCGGTGGCACATTCGGCCCTTGTCCAACAAAGGAAGGAAGCCCTCCGGAGGCGCGGATACTGCAGCTCTTTGCGGTCGTCAAGTATCTTGGGATGTGAACTGCAACATCCACCCCGCTGCCCTCGCAGGAGCGTGCTTAGTTTGCGCGGAAATTTACAAGAACAGAGAAGGGGTAGAATGACAGAGCAACTTTGTTTACGCTTAGAACGTTTTGCAACACAAAAGGCTCTTGCCCACAACGATTGGCAACCGCTTACAAACTTTACGAATCCTTGGTGGTAACAATCTTGTGGACAAAACTAGGAATGTGTGGTATAGTGAACTTGAGGATTGAAAAGTCCATTACCTGGACGGAGGCACCACATGTCTGAGATGAGCGCAAATGAGAAGCTGGTACGGGCGGCGTGGAATAAACTGACGTTCTGCAACGACTACTACCCTGGTACAGCCTGCACACTTCGTCTCTATGGAGAATTCAATGGTCACAGAGTAGCTCCGATCATAGCTAAACTTGTCGGCGCGACTAAAGCCTCAACATGGAAAGCCGGTGCCGAATGGATTATCAAACGCCAGCAGGAGATCACGGAGTTGCGGGAACAACTTAATCAACTCGTGAATCTAAGCGCGTGCTATTATTGTCCAGAACCTATGCAAATAATGCAGCGCACGATAGCCCTCGTGCAATCCGCGCTCACAGAGGCGCAACGCGGCATGAAGGAGGAACCACATGGCACCACTGAGTGACAAAACAATGACCGAGCCGGGGCATAGTGTACGAATTCCTTGGAACAGCGATACGGTAGAGCTAGTGAGCTTTGGGTATGTTCTCGTCGATAATCCTCAGCCTTTAGATGAGTTTCAACGGGAACTGGCTGAAATGGAACTGAGCTTTAGAACCGGCATGACGGAGGCACCACATGTCTGAGATGAGCGCATATCCCTACTACCGCAGAGAGGCGGAAATCGTGAAGGAAACAGGCATACTTTTTACGTCGGATAACATTCGAGCGATCCGTGAAGGGCGCAAGACTCAGACACGCCGCGTCTGGAATAAGCAGCCGTATATGTCACGAACCAGCCCTCCCAATTTCAACGATACGAAGGTTGGGAATCTGTTCATCTGCCGTGATCCGTTTCCTACCGGAGGTCCGGTTGGACTCGTGATCGAGGAGTGTGAATCGCTAGGTGTGTATCACGGCATGGGATCAGACGCTTTCGTTAGAAAGCATGGACCAAAGAATTACGGAGTGGCGGGCGACCGGCTCTACATCAAAGAGGGCGTGATCGTCCAAAGGAAGGGGTGGTCTGCGTTAACAGAGAGACAAGACGGGACACTCATCGGCTATTACATGGATGGACGCCGTGTAGAAAATGAGTCAGAGAAGCGCCTGGCGGCTATGTTCATGGCAAAGCGGTACGCTAGGACTTGGCTGGAGATTACGGAAGTTCGCGTAGAGCGTGTGCAGGACATAAGCGCATACGATTGTTTTGAGGAGGGCATACCGCGTCCACAATCTTTGCTCGATGGAACAAGACTTGGTAGCGAGGTAACTTTGCGCGATAATGCACGTGGAGATTACCGTAAACTCTGGGACTCCATCAACAGAAATAAGCATCTATGGTCCAGCAATCCGTGGTGCTGGTGCTTGACGTTCAAGGTATTACTGGAAGAGAGGCGGAAGCCATGAGCAAGACAACAGCGAATGGGACGCTGAACAACGAGGAGCTAATCGAAATAATAAACATCTGGCAGCGTTACGGTAACACACCACTGGTCGAATACAACCTGAACATGGTAAGAGTAGACATTGCAGCCGTACTCGCCAAGCGCCCCGCGTCGTACACGCTGGAGCAGATCAAAGCGGCGGTCACGGATGAGTTTGGCTACTGTCAGATTCCCATGCCACCAGCTTTCCTTGACGATATGATATTCCGCCTCACCGCGCCAAAGCCGAAGACAGCGGAGGAGCGGATCAAAGATGTGCTTATAAAGCATGTCTACATCAGCGGGAGCAGGCTACAACCCAGCGATGAACTTGTGAGTGAATTATTGCTCGCTGCGCTCAAGGAAAGCGAGGCCCACAATGGCTGAGTTGAAGATACCGGAGAAGTGGCGAGATGTTTATCGGCAATGCAGCGAATTCCTTGCGCATCCTGGCGAGCCCTCTACCAAGCCAATAGAGTGGTGCGTTTCGCTTATCGAAGAACTCGCCCTCCTCGAAGAAAATATCGAGATTGTGGTTGACAATATGCCGTCGGAGAGTGTGGTACGAATTCAAGAGGGTGGAGGTTTTGAAGACATACACGCCACGCTGGCCGTGTCTGTTGCAAAGCTGTCAGATATGTGGGCGTTTAGATGAAGCTCAACATCGCTTTAGCTCTATTCGTGATCCTCGTCTTCGGGGCCGAGTTCTATCACCAGGCGCACACGCCGCCCCAAGCAGAAAATTGTGTTGTGTCCAGGTAAGGGACGGAGGACGTATGCGGATTGTCTTTCTCGATTTCGACGGGCCGATTATCCCCTCACTCTCTTATCCTCCCTCTGGAAAACAAGCTAGGGCCTGGCCGCCCTGCGTCTCCGCTTTGAACCGGATCACAGAAGAGACAGGAGCCAAGATCGTGGTCAGCAGCGTGTGGCGGACTGACGGATTGATGAAGTGTCGAGAAAATCTCCACTCTTGGGGCGTAGTGGCTCCTGTGATTGGTGTGACCCCTCGTTTATATGAAGGGTATAATCAGCTTCCTCGGGGATTAGAAATCTCAAAGTGGTTGGAGGAATACGACCGAGAAGAGGTCGAGTCCTTTGTGATCCTGGATGATGACCACGACATGGAACATTTGCTGCCTTTCTTGGTTCACACGCCTTTTGAAACGGGCCTGACGGAAGAGCACGCCGACCTTGCAATCAAAATTCTAACAGGTGTGTCCAGGTAATGGACGAAAGTAGAGAATGACCGACTTCCACCTTGATTGGGAAACACGCGCAGTTCCTCCTCTTGACGAGGTGGGACTCGATGTGTATCTGGCACACCCCTCCGCCGAAATCATCATGGGTCAGTATGCTAGAGGCGACCGGGCGGTCACGGTATGGGAGCCTCACCTCCATCCACAAATCCCCGCCGAGTTAGAAGACGCGCTGCTCGACCCCTTCTGCATCATTCACTCTTGGGGAGCTAACTTCGAAAGACAAGTATCCAAGTCGCTTCTGGGCATAGACAAGCCAGCGACTGAATGGGTTTGTACGATGTCCCATGCCAGATACGCCGGGGTTCCAGGAAAGCTGCATGAGGCGGGCGAGGTCTTGGGTCTCGGGGCCAAGGCCAAGCTGCGCCTCGGCGGGGGGAAAACCGGAAAGGGCGCGGCGCTCATTCGGTTGTTCTGCGAACCCGTGGACAAGGGCGGGAAAGAAACGTTGTTCGGCCTCTCCGGGCCTACTTTCAATACCCCCTACACCCACCCCAAAGAGTGGGAACAGTTTCGTGAATACGGAAAAATGGACGTGGAGGCAGAGAGAGCGGCGGGGAAGAAACTAGCACAGTTCCCCATGTCCGAAGAAGAATTGGAAACCTGGAGACTGGATAGCAAGATCAACGAAACCGGGTGGCCCACGGACTCGCTTCTAGTTCAAAATGCCAGGGAGATTGCTCTACGAGCCCGGGAGCCGTTGCTGGCCCGGCTCAAGGAAATAACCCAACTCGAAAACCCAAGTTCTCGTGACCAACTGATCGGTTGGGTGCAGGAAAACGGAGGGTATCTCTTCACGTCCTTGGGAAAAGACTTCATAGCCCGGGCCCTGGCCGGAGAGTGTGACCTGACACCAGAAGGCCGCGAAGTCTTGGAACTCCGCCTGCAAACCGCCAAGTCCTCTATCTCAAAGTACACGGCGCTCGCCGACATGACCGCCGAGGACGGACGCCTTCGCTATCAGTACACCTACTACGGGGCGCACACGGGCCGCTGGGCCGCGCACGGAGTCAATGTGGGCAACTTGTTGAAGCCCACCAAAGAAGTCGAGAAGAAGTTGGACCGGGCCATCAATCTTGTCCGGGAAATGGACTACGAAGGGATCGTCCGCGAGTTCGGAAAACCTTTGAACGTGGCTGCCGGGGTTCAGCGGTCGGCCTTCCGCGCACCCTCCGGATACAAATTCGTCGTGGCGGATTTGAACGCAATCGAAAATAGAGTGATCGGTTTTCTTGCTAGATGCCCGAGCATTCAGGGGGTGTTCACCAGTACCTTCACCTATCACGGACCCGACTACCCTGAAAAAGAAATCTTGGATGGGATGCAGTTTCCCTTAGACCCGTACATCCAATTTGCCACTAGAATGTACAACCAGAGCTACCACGATCTGTGGGTGGAATGGAAGATCAAGGGAGATTCCAGCAAACGGACTTTCTGCAAACCCCCGGTTTTAGGTGGAGGATACGCCTTGGGCCCCGGGGATGAGTATGTGGATAAGGACACTGGCCTGAAATACTGGACCGGCCTACAGGGGTACGCCCGCAACATGGGAATTGAACTCCCCGCTGAAGTGGCTGAGGAGTCCATTGCAGTTCTCAGAAAAGAGTGGATAGAAGTCACCTGGTTGTGGAAGGATATGGAGAGGGCGGCGGTTTTTGCTATCCGAAACCCGGGACACTTGACGGGGGTAGGGGTCCCGGAGCTACAGTGGGAAATCCAAAAATTCGAGAAACTCGGGCGCAAAGTTCTGCCCCCGGTGTTGTTCTTTAAGTGTCACTCGGACAAGGTGTTGGAGATGGTCCTTCCCTCCGGGAGACCTCTGTATTATTGGAGCCCCCGCGTAGAAGTCCAGCATAAAACATGGAATACGGGACAAATTGATCCGAGAACTCTCAAGCCCATCCTGCGCGAGTACGACCAGGACGTTATCCTCTACAAAGCCAAGAGCCAAAAGACAGGGCAGTGGGTAGAGAAGGACACGTTCGGCGGGCACCTGGTTGAAAATGGGACTCAGGGAGAAGCGAGAGACATCCTTGTGGACGGACTGAAAGAAGCCGACCGACTAGGTTTTGAAGTGGTCGGCCACACATACGATGAAGCGGTGACACTGGTTCGAATCAACTCAGGACTTGGAGTGAAAGAACTCTGCGCCTGCCTGTCCAAAGAACACCCGAGATACGGAGGACAGCTTCCCCTCGCTGCCGAAGGATTTGAAGACGAGGTCTACCGCAAGAATTAGCGAAATTTCTTGTTGACAGCCAACGATCCTGTGGTATACTGATTTTGCTAGGAAAGTTAGGAAAAGGAGAGCAAATGTGCAAAGCATTTAGCGGGCTGGTCGATTTCAACGACAAAGTAACTTGGAAGTTGGGTGTGGATTCGCACGCGGACTTGGCCGAGCTCGGCGGGTACTTGGATACTCAGCTAGGGGAATTTGCCAAGTTCGAGTACACCCCCAAGAATGGCAACTACCTGAACCCCGATGAATGGGTTTTCCGCTGGGACGAGGACGTGTTGCCCCCGTGGTGCGGGACGAAGCAAAAGGAACTCGCTTTGGCCGCGCACAAAAACTGGCTCAAGCAGTTGGAGAAGTTTATCAACCGGCATCCTGTAGTACATCCGTTCAAGCTGCCCCCGCCTTCAATCGAGCGCAAGCACATTCTACTCCTCAAAAAGTGGGGCTCGGTTTGGGGCTCGGTTTGGGACTCGGTTGGGGACTCGGTTTGGGGCTCGGTTGGGGGCTCGGTTTGGGGCTCGGTTGGGGGCTCGGTTCGGGACTCGGTTGGGGGCTCGGTTCGGGACTCGGTTCGGGACTCGGTTTGGGGCTCGGTTTGGGACTCGGTTCGGGACTCGGTTTGGGGCTCGGTTCGGGACTCGGTTTGGGACTCGGTTCGGGACTCGGTTTGGGGCTCGGTTTGGGCGTACACCGGCTCCTTCTTCAAAATCCCGGTCTGGAAGTACGTCAAACACCCCAAGGGCAAGTATCCGTTCCAGCCCCTTGTTACCCTGTGGAATCAAGGGCTTGTGCCCTCGTTCGACGGCACGACCTGGAGGCTGCACGGCGGACCGAAAGCTGCTGTTTTGTTCTCCATCTCGAAGGCGGAGTTGGGGAAGTACAAGTAAAGTCCGGATAATGGACAAATCCTCGGAGGAAGAATGAAAATTGTAATCAACAGATGCTGGGGCGTTTTCGGCCTGAGCGCCAAAGCTACCAAGAGGTTGGCAGAACTCAACGGAAGAGACTGCTATTTCTTCGTGCAAGATTACTCAAGCAGGAAACTTACGCCCATCTCCCCGGAAGACGCGGATGCAGAACGAAAATACTGGTCCGCCTACGATATTCCGAACCCCACAGAAAAAGGATCGGACAAACATTTCGTCCACTACTCCGGAAGTGTCGAGCGTACCGATCCGAAATTGATCCAAGTAGTGGAAGAGCTTGGAGAAGAGGCCGCAAGCGGGTCTTTGTCCAAACTCCGAATTATCGAAATTCCGGAAGGGACTGCCTGGGAAATCGACGACTACGACGGAATGGAATCGGTCGAAGAAGTCCACCAGAGTTGGAACTAGGAGGAGCCATGTACCAAGAAGACCTTGTAGACGAAATCGTTGAGATCGCCTTCCACTCAGAGCCCTCAGACCCAAACCGCTACACCAACGAACGAATGAAGCGTGCGGAAATCTGGGACCTGATCCAAACCTACGACAAGGAACGCGAGAAGGAAGAAGGCGAACTCCTGTCCGACCAGCTTGAAGACGCGGAAGACACAATCCAAGCTCAGAAAACCGAACTCTTGCGGTACCGACCGGAGGCCCCCGAATGAGCAACAGAGAACTAGAAATCTGGGCGTGGAGTTGCCTTGCCTTTGGGTGGGTTTTCGAGCTTGCCGGAACTTATTTGGGAGACCCCAACGTCTATTGGGTGGCTGTAATCCTGTTTGGAGTGGCCGCCCTCGCGCTCTTCGCCGTTTTTATTGCACAAGCCTCGGGCGGGGGGCCTTTGAAACCCGCATAGGACACCATGACCGACTTAGAGATTATTGAAGGGCAGCACAAAGTAATAGTGCAGCAGGCAAAGCACATCAAGAAACTCACACGCCGACTCCTGGAGAAAAAGAAGTACGAGCTTGAGTTCTTGAAGATGGCCGGGGCTTCAACCGAGTACCGGCAAAACATTGATGCAAAAGACAGAAAGGCTTTGGAGGAGTAATGGACAAACCGAGGTATTATCAGCTACTTTCGCCCGACGATATTCCGGAAATATACACCTGCGACGGGTGCGGGGACGAAGACGACACGTTTTTATCCACACCCGAAGGACTCTGGCTGTGCCCCGTGTGTTATACTGCATACCGGGAAGTAAAGTTCCCGAGCAACGAGGAGGAAGAGTGCGAGAACTAAACCCACACGATCTGAATTGGGCGGTGCGTTTGCTGCCCGTCCGGCTTCGCAACCAAATGCTTGAGTACGGGCCGCGCCTGGTCCTGGGCGGAGGCTACCTTCGGTCCACAGTCTCGGGGGAAAAACCCAACGACCTGGACTTGTTTACGCAGACAGCGGAAGACGCCAAGTTGTTTGCCGAGGCTCTGGCCAAAGAAGCAAAGAAGAAGACTTATGAAACAGGCAATGCTTTGTCCGTTAAGCTATCGCCCCGGCATTTTGTCCAATATATTCACCGTTGGTCGTTCCCAACCCCGGCGTACCTTTTGGAGTCCTTCGACTTCACTATCGCTTGTGCCGCAATTTGGTTCGAGTCCGGGAAATGGACAAGCCTGATCGACGACGAGTTCTACTCGGACTTGGCGGCTAAACGATTGGTGTACCGTTCGCCCGACCGAAATGAAGACGCGGGTGGGAGTCTCCTTCGGGTCTTGAAGTTCTATCAGCGCGGATTTCGTATACCCTTGGATTCCCTGGGGGCTGTCGTCGCCCGAATGGTTGACAGCGTAGACCTAAAAGGGATCGAGGTTATCGACACTGGAGCCTTCGTGGGAACATCCAGCATCGGGGACACAACTGAAAAGCGGTGGGCTTCTGTAATCACGGGCCTCCTGCGGGAAGTAGATCCCCAGGTTGATCCTGAACACTTCTCCCACTTGCCCAGCACGCCCGTCGAAGTCAAACCCGAGGAGGAAACCAATGGCTGACATCAAGCAAGCGGCAAAGTGGATGCAGGGAGGCGAGGTAGTCAAGCGCACGTCTTGGGGAGGATCACCAGTCCGGCTGCACGTCTGCAATCCGTGGGAGAAGGTCATGGACGATCTGGAACGTGAGGCTGATTTTACAGCACTGGAACTGCTCGCCGACGATTGGGAGGTAGCTGAATGAACATCCTTGAAGCGGCGGAGTTCCTGATCCAAGGGAAGAAAATCTTTAGTGAACGTCCAAACTTTCCCGTACACCTAGACCCACGGGGGTTGGTGGTTTTCGACAGCGGGGAAGCCCCTCCCGTCCACATTCAAGACCTGTTGTCCGACAAATGGAGCGTGGTAGATGAGTAACCTGGCCGAAATTTTAGCCCCAACCCGATTGGACCAAGTCCTGGGCCAGGAACACGCCAAGAAAGCAATAGCGTCCTGGATCGAGAAGGACAACTTCCCCCGCTGCCAGCTTTACACAGGGCCCGTGGGGACAGGAAAGTCCACTTTGGCCGGGATCGTAGCCCGGGCTTGCCAAGGACCTGGAAGTTGGGAAGGGTCGGACATCCGGCAGATCAACGCCGGGGTTGTGGGCAAAGTGGACGACATGCGGGCCTTGACGGAGGAAGCGAAAAGCGTTCCTTTCGTCGGGCGATACCGCGTCTTTATCTTGGAAGAGGCTCAGCGGGTTACAGAGGCCGCAGCCGACGCCCTCCTAGTTCCAATGGAAACCTGTCTGAGTACCGTGTGGATTCTGACAAGCTCGGAACCGGCAAAACTACCGGCAGCAATCAGGTCCCGGTGCGCGGCAGCTACGTTCGATTTGAAGCCTTTGAACCGGGGGCAGTTAAGTTCTTTGGTACGCGACGTTCTTCTCCGAGAATCAATAGACACGGAGAGGGGCGAACCGGGTTTGACCGATTTCTTGTGGAAGCATGGGATCACAGCCCCGCGTGAAATCCTAGGTGTCCTCGACCAGTACCTGGCGGGCGTCCCCCTCGAAGAAGCAATCCACGGCTCTGAGCACGAGCCTCTGTACCCGGAAATTGCTACCACTGTTCTGTCCGGGAACTGGACAAAAACCTCAGCTTTGCTCAAGAAGGTCCCGACCGGGGACTATCGGGCGATGGTGGCCGTGGTTTCTGCTAAACTGAGTTGGGCTCTGCTTGACTCCGACTTTGGACCAAGGGCCGACGCTCTGGCAACGTGCCTGGTCGGCCTCGGGAACTCCGGATTTGCTGACGGGGTTGCGTATTCGAGTTTGAAAGGTTTGCTGTATAAGGCTTGCAAGGCGTTGGGGGCGAAACAATGATGTCCGTTTATAAGACCATCCACCATTGCCTGGATAAGCCCGCCTACTCCTCGCACGGGGAAGCTGTCCGGGCGATGTATCGGGCGGTCTTGCGCAAGAACTGCATCAACCCCCGAATCCACCCTTATGAATGTGCCTTCGCTCCACATTTTCACCTTGGAAAAACCAGACAAGAAAGACAGGAAAGGAAAGCAGCATGACCAGATTCATCGAAATTGAGCAGGATGGGAAAAAGGGGTATGTGAACGTGGACCACGTGGCCCTCGTGCTCCCGACTCAGATAATAGGAACCTCGGCGGTCGTCATTGACGCGCAACCCGCTTTGTCCCTTACCATCAAAGGCTCGGTCGAACAAGCGGTCACCCGGCTGGAAGGAAAAGATACTCTCCTCCTGGAAGCGTAAAAAAGATGTTGCGCCGGGGCAGAAGTGTGGTATAATGATTTTGGTGGTGATGATTGCGGGCGAGACTCCTTCGGGGTCTGATTGACAACGCAACAGCGGGACGCCCCGTGTACCGATTCAAGTCGGGCCACCACCAAAAAGTTTGTGGGGAAGCGCCGGAAGCCCCAAGCGGGCCGTAGCAGCGCCGGATTTCCCAAGCGGGCCCCACAATTCAAGTTTTAGGAGGAAAAATGGTAACCGATTTGCATGAGTTCTATGAGGAGCACAACGACGAGTTCCTCAAGTTCGACCGAGTCGAGAACAAGCTGTCTCTCCGGCCAGACCTTCACGCCTTTCTGCTGTTGGACAAGCTCCTGCCCGGGAAGGAGGACATCGTTGCCTCAGCAGAGCATGACGAAATCTATTTGGACGTGGATGTCGAAAAGCTGCTCGAAGCAGCAAACAAGGCGGAGTTGATTGATCTCCATCGTTGCGGAGTTCTTGTCTTCTCAGAATATGACAGCCTGGGAATGTTTGTTTAGTCCATTAACCGGACAAGGAGAAGTAATGAGCATGGATTTTACGGAAGCAGAATTAGTGGCCATCCGAGCGGAATACTGCAAGGGGGCGACCGATACGCAGTTCGAGCTTTTCATCAGCGAATGCAAAGCGCGAGCCCTGAGACCGGGACCCCATGTCGTTTTCCAACTCAGGAACGCCAAGGAGTGGGACGCAGACACAGGGGCTTCCCGGTTTGTGAAAAAGCCCTATTGGATTACCACCATTGGAGCTTTGCGGCTTATCGCTCTGCGCACGGGGCAATATGGGGGGTCTACCCCGGCGGAATACATCTACCTCGACGACAACGGAGACCCCACTGTTATCTCTCAAATTCCTCTGCCGAGCAAGACCAACAAGTCTCTCCCCCGGGAACCTTGGGCCGTCCGGATTTCTGTCAAGCGCAAGGACTTCGACGAGCCAATCACCAGCATTGTCCGGTTTGACTCCGTCGCCGCCACCCAAAAGAGGGATAACATCCTTGTTTTGACAGATATGTGGCAAAAGCGAGGCGATGCCCAGACCGCCAAATGTTCTGAGGCAGACGCTCTGCGCAAGGCTTTTCCAGAGGAACTCGGGTCGCTCTACCTGTCCGAAGAAATCAAGAACGAGGAAGAGCCGCACCAAGCAGCTACCGCCCCGGCCTCCGTCGTCCCCCTTCCTCCCCCTGTGCCAAAAGTGAATCAGGAGCCAGCCAAACCCGTCGAGGCTCCGAGGCCGAACGAGCCTTGGAGGGGAAACGCTTCAAAACTTCAAGAGGCTGAAATGATTCCCGGGGTAAAAGACCGAGAAAAGCCTGCCGTTCCCCCCGTCAACCCCGAGTTGGAGAAAGCCCTAGCCGCCCTTCCCCCGGGGACTGTTAAGCCCGCCGCCGAACTTCCTCCTCCAGCAAAGAAGAAAGGTGGTCGTCCCAAGAAGGTAGAAAGTCCGGATAATGGACAACCGGCCCCGGTCGATCAGGGTATCACCCAGGCGGACATCGAGAATGCGGGGAAACCGGCCCCGGCGGTAGACGAAGCAGCAAACAAGGCGGCTGCCGAAGAGTTCGTGGAGGCCCTAGACCCAACCCCAACCAAAGAAGAGCAAGCAGGGTTCTCCTCCAGAGTTAGGGCGCTGGCGGCTGCGGGAGCCAACACCCAGGACTTGAGAAACTACATCCTGGCCGTGGGGCACAAGGACGAGCCCAAGCAACTGACGGTCGCAAACTGGAATGATGCTTTGACCCGGCTCGAAACCGCCTTGGGAGAAGGCAAAGACAAGCTGTTGGAGGCCACCAAGAATGCGCCATTACCGGCTTTCTAAAAGGAAGGGTTGGATTGAAGACGGCATAGGACACATTCCCTTAACCCAAGGACAGGTCGTTTTCGTAGACGCCGAAGATGTAGAATCCCTCAGCCAATGGAAATGGTATGCCGCTTGGAATAAAACCACCCAAAGCTACTATGCACAACGTAGCCGTTGGGTGCCCGAAACAGACACTCTCGAAACCATTTTGATGCACCGTTTTATCCTTGGTTTAGAGGCAAATGATCTCAGAACAGGAGACCACCACGATGTCAATTCTCTCAACAACCAAAAACACAACCTTCGGATAGCTACTGACGCGGAGCAAGCGCGAAACCAAAAACTTCGAAAAACCAATAAAAGCGGATTCAAAGGAGTGTGTAAAATCAACGAGAACCGATACGTCGCTCATATAACCTTCAACAGAAAAACCATTTATTTGGGGGTTCGCAACACTGCCGAAGAAGCCTCCGAGCTTTATTCCGTAGCAGCCGAAAAATATCACGGGGCTTTTGCGAGGCTTGTATGATTCAACACTATGAAGTTTACCTGAAAGACAACCCGATACCACTCCCGATAGACGCGGACAAAATGTGCTGCGACGAGCTTGGGTATGTGGTATTTTACTCGCGGCCTGCCCCCGGAGAGAAATTCGGAGAGGTTGCACGAATCAAATCTCCCAACATGAAAGGAATCAAGGAGACCTGAATGTTACCCATTATCCGAAACATCCTCTGGGAAAAGAAGCCCTATTTCATCGTGGTGTCGGACGAAGGCCCGGCCTCAAGCCCAAAACAGCACCCGGACTTTGCCTCGGCCTACAACGAGAGTCTGCGTCTGGCCAAACTCCACCCCAACATCAAATTCGGGGTGTTCGAATACAAGGGGCACGCTGACAGCGCCCGGTTGAAGACGAAGGTAACCAAGTGGTTTGCCGTGTACAACAACAACGGTTCCGGAAATTTCAGGGTGTGCAAGGAAGACCTTTGGGACCAAAGCGATAGCCCCAAGAGCAAGCTATTTGACACCAAACAAGAAGCCCTAGAAAGCATTGAAGGATTCCCCGCGCCTATTGGGGCCTTCCCCATCGAAACCGAAGTTCCCGCTGAAACCCCCGTTCGGTTCAACACGTACACCGATCCGTATCCAATCCGGCGAATCTGGCAAAACGGCGAGTTGTGGCCCATCTACACCGGCCCACAGAACTAAAGTTCTAACCGTCCATTACCTGGACAAAGGAGAAGTATGCCAACGTTCGTTATCAAAACCGACGATCCTTCCGTTGACTTCGCAATCGAAGCCGAAGAATTTAACCTGACCCGGGACAACACCTACGCCTTCTACGACGAAGAATGTGACCTCGTGGCCGAGCTTAACGCTGTGCAGGTCCGGGCCATCATCCGGGAAGACCACCTGCTCACGTCCGACTACGGGGACGAGGACGACGTGTGCGACGACTGCCGGACCGGTGAACTCCTGGACGACCCGGCCTTCTGCAACGCTGTTTTTGACCTCAGCGAGGGGTATCACGCCACGATTGCCGAGGACGAAGCACCAGCGGCCCCCCAAGTTTCCCCGGCGGACCCAAACTCGCCCCCAGTCTCCTACCCGGTCGAGTACAGAAAGACACCAGTTGGCCCTTGTTGGGGGATCGTGAATGTGGAGCGAAATCACTTCGTCCCCTTCGGCTCCGAAGCAGGCGCGAGGGTCATGGTGGAAAGATACGCCGACCCTCAGAGCCCAGACGGATGGGCGGTTGAATCTCTCTCCAACTGCCCGTTAGTGGAGGTTCCGTCCAATGGCTAAAGGATTCTCTTTTGCGCAAGTAGGCGGGGGTTTGGGGCGTGATCCTGATATTCGCTCTACCCCCAACGGAGTCAAAGTGGCCAATTTCAGCGTGGCCGTGGACAAGGGTTTCGGAGACAAGAAATCTACCCATTGGTTTAATGTGGTGGCTTTCAAGGACCTCGCAGAGTTCGCCCAAAAGTACCTCAAGAAGGGATCGACCGTGAATGTGACGGGAGACCTCCAAACCAAGTCCTGGGTGGACAAGCAAACGGGGGCTAACCGAACAGCAACCGAAATCGTTGCCTTGCGGATTGACTTTGCCGACGGAGGCTCCAAGTCCGACTCCGGCCAACCGGCTCGAACGTTGGCTCCGGCGCAAACCAGGCAGCAAGCAGCCCCGGCCCCACGAGCAACAACCCCCGCAGCCGACGACGATCCTTTCGGGGATAACGAACCGTTCTAGGAGGAACCATGCAAACGAAATTCTGGTACGTGTTCAAACGCGGGGGAGGGGCTCCTTCGTATAGGCACCCCACTTACAACTCAGCGGTCGAGGAAGCACAGAGACTGGTAGATGACCTCGGGGGTGAGTACGAAATCCTCGAATGTCAATCTATCGTCAAGGCTGCCCCGAGGTGGATCGTCGAACCGACGCAGGACGCGGGCTTAATCTCGAAAGAGCAAGACCCCCAAGACTGCCCGTTTTAGGAGGCCACCATGAAAATCCAGGTCACACAACAGCACATCAATTCGGGGTCTATGGGTTCGTGTACAAACGACCCCATCGCTCTTGCCCTAAAAGACTCCGGGTTTTGCGAGGCGTGGGTATCTCCGGCCCAGATTCGGGCCAGAACGGCAAGGGGGGAACCCATGATCGACCACCCCATGCCGGAAGAGGTTCTGGCTTTTATGTACAACTTTGACAACGGGCGTCCGCAATGCGCGGCACCGTTTGAGTTTGAATTGGAGGAAGTATGACACCAGACGAAATTCGCAATATCAACATCCCGACCTATGTCTGCGGCAATCCCGCCGACGAGCAGAACACTGCTTTGCTGCTCCTAGCCCGAGAGTTCGTGGCCCAATACGCAGAGGCCGTCGAAATTTCCAGGAAGGCAATCGGCCCGGCCCTAGCCGTAACGGCTTCAGGAGGCCCATAGAAGAAGCTTTGAATGGCTAGTCCGGATAATGGACGAAAGGAGGGGTGATGGCTTTATTTTGTTTGATCGTCGGATTGCTTCTGGTAACGTGGGGTATTTGGAAAGGACCCATTTTTAATATCAAGCACTATCTGATCGAAGACGGAGAGGACACCGGAAGAATACTGTTCTTTGGGTCAGTAATGGCGTTCAGCTTCGGTGTTGTGGTTGTTGGCATTTCCATTATGTTCTTGACCGGACTTTTGCCCAAGGCCCACTAAGAAACCAGTCCCGAGGAGCGTATGGATACTGTCCGCACGAAAAAGAACGAGAAGAAAGACTCTCCTCCCCCCAATGAAGAGCAACTAGACGCGATCAACTTTGGCGAAGGGTACGCTTGTGTGGAAGCCGGACCAGGCTCTGGAAAAAGTTTCGTCCTGGTTCAACGCTTTGCCCGGTTGATCCGGGACGGAGTTTCTCCGGACGATACTTTGAGTTTGAGCTTCACCCGGACGGCAGCGAAGAACCTCCGGGACCGGGTCGAAGCCCAAGTAGGAAAACTAACCACAACACGCACAGCAGGCGCACAGACCTTTCATGCTCTGGGGCTCGCTTTTGCTATGGAGGAACGAGATGCTTTTCCCTACGAGTTGGCCGAATTCCCCTTGGCGGGGGAGCCTGTCTCCGCAAAATTGTCCGGAGACGCTGCCAGACGATACGAACTTGATCCCCGCGCTTTTCGGCCCTTGGTCAGCCTTTGGAAACGGAAACGGCTTCGTGCTCCTTCGCTCATCCGAGATTTTGAAGATAAGGTGGACGCAAAGAGTCTGAGGATGGCCCTGGCCTACAAGGACTATGACAAGCGCATGAAAGCCGCTGGCGTTCTCGATTTTGATAGCTTGATTTTGGAAATGGTCGAAATCCTGGACAAGAATCCCGAAGTGAGAAAACGGTGGGTTCGAGACTGGCTTCAACTAGACGAGGCCCAGGATATGTCCAGAATCGAATGGGATTTAGCCAAGCTGATCTCTGGTAAGTCGGTGTGTGCGGTGGGCGACGTTTCGCAGGGTATCTACGGATTTCGAGGATCAGATTCTCGCCTGTTCCTAGAAATGGAAAGTATGTTCCCGGGAACCGAAACCCTCTTCTTATCCGCTAATTTTCGCAGCAGCCCTGAAATCGTGAACTTTATCCGGCCCATTGCAGCAACGCAAGACCTGGCCTCGAAGTTCCACACACAAAACCCCTCGGGGCCGGAGGTTTCTATACGGGGTTTCAACTCGACTGGGGACGAAGCGGCTTGGGTTATTTCAGAGATAAAAGGAGAAGTATAAGTGGCCCCAAAACGAATGGAAATGATAGGAAAGAAGTTTGGAAAACTTAACTTTCGACATCGAGCCGGAGGACATAAACATACCCGAACTATGCCCAATTTTAGGTGTCAGGCTAAAATCTAATGTTGGTGGCCACATGAAAACGAACAGTCCGTCATTAGATAGAATTATTCCGGAATTGGGATATGTTCGAGGAAATATAGAGGTGATAAGCCGCCGAGCGAACACCATAAAAAATGACGGAACTGCTGAAGAGCATCGGAAAATAGCAGACCATATCGACTCGTTCGTGGTAAAATGTATCAAGGAGGGGTTATGAACACGGACACGATAATAGACCTGGCTCTGTGCGCTCTGAGCCTAGCCGTGCTTATCTGGTATTGGAAGCGCGGCGACTGGGAGGGCTGGGGGTGGTGATGAGAAAACTCTGGTACGTCCTTAAAAAACTGATAGATGGGGGATACGACCGACCCCAGCACCAGCCAGGCACCGACCCAAACTGCCCGTTTTGTCAAGAAATGAAGCGCACTAAGGAGTCCAGATAATGGACAGTACGGCCATACTTTCGAGGACCAATCTCGGCCTCCGCCCCTTCGAGCAGGCGCTGACCGAGGCGGGGGTGCCCTATCACCTAGTTGGGAAGTCCGGTTTCTGGAGTCAGCCGGAGGTCCGCGTCGGCCTGGCCTTTCTCCAGGCCGCCGTCTACCCCTCGGACTACGCTCTCGGAACCTGCATAAGAAGTCCGTTTTGGATCGCCAAGTTTCTGCCCAAAGCTAGACTTATGGAGGCCCTGAAAAAGGAAAAGGACCTCAACAACGTTTCGTATTGGAACTCCTTGGTTGCCGCCCGAGGATTTTTAGTTGACGCAAAGAATCAAGAAGCACTGACCAACTTTACGTCCTTCATCCACTCGCTGAGTCGATACAAAAGCCTGGCCGCCGCTGATGCCTTCAAGCAAATCCTGGGGGCCCTCCGAGCCGGGGACTACTATTCCGAAGAAGAGGCAAGCCCAGACAATGATCCTCTAGGAAATTTGGCAGAATTGAGCAAGCTCGCCTCCCGGTTTCAGACTATCAAGGAGTTTTTGGACTACTGCCGGAAAGTGACCGCCGCTTCTAAGAGCCGCAAGGGCGTTGCCTTGTCTACGGTGCACAGCTTCAAGGGGTCCGAGGCGGACGTAATTTATGTCGTTGGGGTGTCTGACGGAGTGCTCCCGCATTCCAAGGCGACTGATCTTCAAGAAGAGCGGAATATCTGGTTCACGGCTTGCTCGCGCCCCCGTCACCGGCTCGTGATAACGTACAGCGGGCCCCCCTCCCCCTTCCTAAAAGGGATGAAGTGTGTTATAATGGAACCTGAGAAGGAGCAAAAGGATGCAAACCAAACCCATGTTTAACTTTGGAGACTATGTCTACCACGCTTATCTTGAGGCCAGTACAAAGTGGGTTCCCTGTGTGAGTTGCTCTGGCTCGGGGTATTTGACCATCATTCTCAACGGAGAAACCTTTACCATCGACTGCGAGGACTGCAAACGAGGGTATGAAGGCTCGAACGGAAGCAGAAGCGGTTACACCTTTGAACCAGCCACCAGAGAGGGGCGCATCTGCGGAGTAGAAAAACAAACCTATGAACCCTTCGACTTCGAGTATCGAATCTCCGCCGGAAGTAACAGTTCTTGGGTCCTGAAAGAGCCCGATGTCTTCGCTACCGAGGAAGAAGCTCTGGCACGAGCCGAAGAGTTGAAGACGAAAAGCGAAGCAGAAGAAGCCAAACGCCTTCTCTCCAAGACTAAACCGGACAAAACATGGGCTTGGCATGTCCGCTACTATCAGGGACAGATCAGGGAGGCGCAAAAGACAATCGAGCGAGCAACTATCCAACTCGACTCCGCCAAGCGGCACGCCAAGGAGAAGACCGATGTTTCCTGAACCTGACAGCATCTGGCACAAGTATCCTTTGATGGCCAAGCTGGAAAAGATTATGCCCAAGAAACCGAAGGAGGGGCCCGACGACCCGTGGATGTTCAGAGTCCAATATGAGCCCATCCGGATCAGCGCCGAAGCATTTGTCCATTACCTGGACAGCGACCTACCTACGAACGAAAAAGAGCTTCGAGATGTCTTGTGGGTTTTCGGAGAACTCCTCTGCGGGTATATGGAAAAAATGCTCAACCAGTCCTTCAAAATCGCAGATGATTTAGCCGCTTGCACAATCAACCCCGTCCGGATAATGGACAAGGAGTCTCAATGAAACGCTTAGTCATCGACGGCACCAAACCCGGACCCCTCGACCTGCGGATAGAGGACAACAACTCTCCCTGGGGCTGGTTTCTGAGGAGACACATGCTGATGCAACCCGACGAGTTCCACGAACTGATCCTGCAAGGGAGCGACAAGTTTGTGGACTTCTTGAAAGAAGTAGTAGACTACGGATGTGGAGGAAAACATGACCTGGTGGAATAAAAAGCCGAAGAAAGAACCCGAGACAGAAGAATCATTTCAGTCGGGATATGCTTGTTTGACAAATCACCACGTTCTTAGGACGGCCTGGGCGGTTTCCCCAACACCCAAAAACCCTTGGATAGTTTGCCCGGACTGCGGAGATTGTATGAAACCGGCAGTCCTCCGAATAGTCGAACACGCACAGAAAGGAGGGTGGTTGCGGGAGGTGCCTTTGAGTGTAGAATTTGTCCGTTACCTGGACGAACCCAAACCCGAAAAGAAACCCAAAAGTGTGGCTCAGTACGAGTTGTGGCTGATCGAAGTTGAAAAGTACCTTCGTCGTTCCTTGTACCGGACAGAGATGTGCTTGGCCGCCGGGCTCTACACACAACCATCTACTGCGAAAGATGCGGCGGCGGAGATTCGGAGATTGAGAGGGAAAAAATGAGCCTGTGCGCCTCGCATTGGAAACCAACCGGGGAATGCGATTGCCCTTTTACGGGCTTTTGTTGTGAATGCGGGTCCCCTTGTAAGGACCACGATCTTGTTGGGAACGCTACAGAGCAGGACGGCCTGGGCGAGTGGCCAAAACATTGGTGTAACAACTGTATTAACACGCACCTAGAAGAAGATGCAAGGAGTAACGCATGAGTTTTCTGTACACCAGCGCCTCGGGGCGGGAAGTCGCCCACGGGTCTTCGTCGTCATTGGATCAGTTCCGGTTCTGCCGCCGCAAGTTCCGGCTGTCCCGCGTAGACGGGTGGAAGGAAAAGGCTAAGAAAGCCAGTTTGGAATTTGGAAAGTGCATCGAGGCCGCGATCCAGTTCTACTGCGACAACGGGAAGAAACCAGGAGAAGCTACTTCGGAATTCGAGCGCCTGTGGCTCAAGTGGTCCGATAACAAGGAACTGGTCTACACCGCCCAGGAGAACAACTGGTTCGATCTCTACACGATGGGCAAGGAGATGACTAAGCTCTTCGAGATTCTGCTCCCGACCCTGCCCATCAGGAATCCGAAGTGGCAGCTACAATTCTTGAAGAAGCTGTGGCCCGGGACCGACCTGGACGACCTGGAATTCATGGCATACATCGACTTGCTGTCTACCCTGGAAGACGGATCACGCTTGGTGCTCGACATCAAAACCGCAAAATCTGCTTTGGAAGCAGACCCTAAGTTGTTGACTATGGACGGACAACTTCGAAAATATGCGTGGGTTACAGGATGCCGGGACGTGGGATTCCTCAATTTCGTGAAGGCCGGGAATCCAAACGAGTTCCGCAAAGGAACGGTAGTAACTCTGCTTTCGGACGTTCGAGAACTTGGGTGGGACGCCGGACGACCTTTGGTAGTAGTAAAAACCGAGGAGATAACCGACCCCCTTGTCAACAGCAAGCTCGCTCTCGTCGTTGGGGTCGCCGAAGATGTCCGGATAATGGACGAAGCCTTGGAGCAGATAAAAGGAAAGGGAAGCACCGAAGCCAAATCCCAAGTGTTGGCGGACTACCTGTTGGAAGGAAAGTTGTGTAAAGTAACCCGCGAATCCGTGACCCGCGTAAAAATCCAACTGGTGAAAGGCACAATACCCGAAGAAGAAATGGCCGAGATCGGGCAGCAGATTGGTACGGACATGATGGCAATCCGAGAAGCCTCTAAGTCCAATGCTTTCTTTATGGATGGCGGTACGAGATTTCCGAACGCAATCTGTGTATGGTGTTCCTTCAATTCTATCTGCCTTCGAGACAACAAGAGGCGCGATGAAACTTTAGTCAAGATCGGTCCCGCAGCAAAAGAGGATGACTGGCTTACCGAATTAGAAGCCGGGGAGGAAGAATAATGTTCACACGACTCAGAAACGCTTGGGCAGTTCTCCGGAGCAAAACGGTTATGCCACAAAGCATCTATGTCTACCCCGCCGAGCATAACCCGAACAACCCCTTTCTGCCCGACCCAGAGTTCGACAAACGCTTTTGGGCGGCCTGGCCGCGCTGGCATTTTATCAACTGTTGGAAAAGCTACCAAGGACTCCGTAGCTTTAGCTTATTGGGGGTGTGGCGGGCTAAAGGAGGTTCTTTCGGCCTGAACCTGTTTAATTTTGCGGTCGAGTTTAACCCTCACCACAAGGAGAACCGAAAGGATTTCAAAACATGCGCGTAGTTCTCATAAGCGACACGCACGGCCAGCACCGGAAATTTGCAATCCCGGAGGGAGACGTTTTGATCCACGCAGGGGACTTCATGTACTCCGGACGATACATGATGGAGATCAGTGACTTCAACGATTGGCTGGGCTCCCTCCCACACAAGCATAAAGTTGTGGTGGCAGGAAATCACGACATCCTGTTTGAAACGCAGCACGGTTCTCGGGCTCTGTTGACCAACGCAACCTACTTGGAAAACTCCGGGGCGGTGATTGAGGGGCTCAAATTTTGGGGTTCCCCCGTCCAACCGGAGTTTAACGACTGGGCATTCAACGTAAAAAGAGGGCAGGACATTAAGAAATACTGGGATATGATCCCCGACGACACCGACGTTCTGATTACGCACGGTCCTCCGTGGGGACTGCTAGATCAGATTCGTCCGGGACGGGAAGTTGAGCATCTGGGTTGCGGGGAGTTGCTCAAAGCTGTCCGCCGAATCAAACCAAAGCTGCATGTCTTCGGGCACATCCACGGGGGGTATGGGACGTTCAAAGAAGGACCCACCCAATTTGTAAATGCTTCTCTCTTGAATGAAGCATACAAGCCGGTGAATGCTCCAATTGTAGTAGACTTTCAAAGCGAGAAAGACTTGGTAGCCAAACTCCCCGCGTTTCCCCTCCCCCGGCAGAAAGAACTTACGGATCGGGAGCTTGCGCTGTTGGTTGACATGCTGACCGAAGAACCGAAAATTGTGGGCGGGAAGTTGTCCGAATAGTGGCAAACATATTCTTCATCTCGGATACCCATTTCGGACATGCGGGGATTCTTTCCTTCAAGAAAGAGGATGGTTCTCCCCTTCGGCACTTTGCTTCTGTCCAGGAAATGGACCAACACACCATCGACCGATGGAACTCCGTCGTGCGCCCGCAGGACCATGTCTACCATTTGGGCGATGTGGCAATGAAGAAGTCATGTTTGGAGACGATCTCCCGCTGCAACGGACATCTACGCCTGGTGAGGGGAAACCACGACATATTCCCTACCAAAGAATATCTGAAGTTCTTCGACGAAATCTACGGGGTGCGCGTGCTCGACGGCATGATTTTCACCCACATACCGATCCATCCCGAGAGCCTGGGACGGTTCAAGGCCAACGTACACGGCCATACCCACGGATCGCCTTACGGAAAGTTCGGGCCCCGGTACATCCATGTCAGCGTCGAGGCCGTGGACTACGTTCCGGTTTCGCTGGAAGATTTGAAACTGAGGTTGTCCGAATAATGGACAGGAGAACAGATGCCAGCCAGAGTAGTTGATGGAGACGCAATCTACCTCTCCGGAAAAGTCAAAGCCTTGAAGCCAGAACACCGGGCAGAGTATTCGTACCTGATCCCCCTGGCCGAGGCTAATGGTGTGTTCGAAGCAGACCCTAACAGAATCTGGGCCAAGGCTTACGCATACCTGCGGGATGGGATTGATCCGGGATGGGTCCGGGACTTGCTTGAAGACTTTAAGAGTGTTGATTTGCTCCGCACATGGGAAGAAAATGGAAAGATTTGGGGGTGGTGGACCGGGATTGACAAGACAGGGAGGCTCCCTTCCAAGAAACATTTGGACCGATACAAGAACCTACCGCCAAGTGCCCCCCTTTCAGTAACTTCCGACTGTCCGGGAGAGTCCGGGACTGGTCCGGAGTAGTCCCGCTAGGATTGGTATTGGTTTGGTATAGGATTGGTAAGGATAGGAACGGAGCCTGCGGCGCTCTTTTTCAAAAACTTTTTAAGACGGACAAGGAGAAGAAATGAAAATCAAGAAAGAACTTCAAGCAGTGTGTGCAGGATTTGGGGTTAAGGCCGGGGGCTACCAATCGACCTGGGAGGAGATTCAAACGCTGGCGACCGTCCACTCGGTCGGGGCTGTTGTCAGAGACTTCGAGGATTGGATGCAGGAGTACCGGGGTGACGATTTCCCGCAGGGGGCCGTCTCGAAGTACCTCCACGTCGCTGCGGAGCGCCTGGGGGCCGATTCTTCCCCCGCAGCAGCCTCTCTGAAGTCCCCAGAGGTAGTTTCCCTTGTCCGGGAGCTTGTCTACGCAGCAGACGGCCAACTGAGCTTCATAGACAAGCAAAAGATTCGACTAGCGGAAGTCCTGAAAGAGTTCTCGCAGGAAGAAGTGGTCTCCGTCTTCAAGACCTGGCTCAAGGACCAAGACCTGACCGACGCCAAAAACCTATCGTTTGCCCCGGGGAAGTTCGTCCAGGTAGTGGACAGCTTCGCCTACTGTGCCCGAAGGCGGAGGGAAGAAGCCAAGCGGACGGCGGTTCTTCGAGAAGCGGCAGTTGCCCAACTCCAGGCCCAGGCCGAAGAAGAGAGAGCGGAGTCCGAGAAGAAGAAAATGGCGGAAGACTCTCAGTTTGACCCTTTGGCTTGAAAATAGTTGTCCGGGTAATGGATTTCTGTGGTATAATGAGTTTTGTAGGAGGTAACCATGAAATACGAAAACGTGAAACAAGCGATCATCGAGGCACACACCTTCATAGACAAGGCCACCGACCTTCTTATCTTGACGGACAAAGAGGGCCTGAACAACCTTGACACCGTGGTCCAGGGGTCCGGCGCGGCCTCAACCCGAAGGGCCTCCCTCGAACTTACTAAAGCTCTCGCACGGATGCGAGCTTCGGACTGGGTGGAGGTGGGGGCATGAGCGGATTCGACAAGAAGTCCAACGCAAATTTCATCAACGACGTTGTGAACCAGGACCTCCTGGACACAGCCGTTGTCTGGATCGGGGACAACCTCCAACCGGAAGATGTGTTTTCCCAGAGAGAGCTTGAAGACTGGGCGTTCGCCGACGGATTTAGGAAATTCGAGTAGGAGGAAGAGATGAATCAGCAAGATTGGGTCGAAAAGTTCAAAGCAATTCGCGCTCTCAGCCCCCTCGATACGGGATTGTTTATGCGGAACGACGGAAGTTGGTATTTTCTCCAACACGGTGTCGAACGCAAAGAAGGCGGGTGCTCAAGCAGTGGATATGAGGCCGGGAGTTGCCCAGAACAAGCGACACACCAACGGTGGGCCTGGCTTACCAATCCGAAGTATTACCTTGTCCTTAATTCCTCTCGGGAAAACCGCAGGGCCGTCCGGTGGAACAGTTTCATGTGGGAAGATGTTGTAGAGGAGAAGCGGGTTGACTGAGGACCTCGATGCCCTAAAATCCGACCCCGGAGTTCTCCGGATATACGGGCAACTTGTTCCCGGTCTGAAGAAGGCAGGGAACAAGTACGTCGGCTGCTGTCCATTACCCGGACACAACGACAAAACACCCAGTTTCACGATCTTCCAGGACATGCGGTGCTCCTGCTTCGGTTGCGGGGAAAACCTCAACATTTTCCAACTCATCCAAAAAGTGGAAAACTGCGATTTTGCAACGGCGGTCGAGCGCGTGAAGAAAGAACTGGGACAGTCCGATTGGGAAGCTACTAAGCAGAAAGTGGAGTCTACTTTCAAGCCCGTTGCCGAGCCTAAGACCTACCGGACACTACCCCTATCTTCCTGGACCAAGCTGGAAACTGCTCTGGCCAACTCCAAGGATGCTGTCCATTATCTGGACAAAGAGCGCGGAATAACACTTGCGACTGCGCAGCAGCTTAGACTTGGGTTTGTGCAGAACATTGGTAACCTGACAGGAGAGCAGGGAGCCGACATCGCCGACCAAGGCTGGTTGGCCTTCCCTTGCATAGAGGGCAACCAGATCGTCTCTGTCAAATACCGCAGCCTGCAAAGGAAAAAGCCTGGTGGGTTTGCCCGGCAGCCAGGAATGGCGACTGCTCTGTGGAACACGGAAGCCATCGACTGTTTTGAACCTGTCTACCTCGTAGAAGGAGAATTTGATTGTGCTATCTTAGCGCAGGCCGGGTACAACGCTGTTTCTGTTCCAAGCGCCGGGACAAAACTAACCCCAGCCCAGAAAGACCAACTGATGCAAGCCTCGATGGTTATCCTATCCGGGGACACCGACCAGACGGGCTCTTCTTATATGTCGAAACTTTGGCAAGAGCTTGGGACGAAATGCTATCTGCTTTCCTGGCCTTCGCCAATGAAAGACGCGAACCAGACGTTTCTTGAGCACTGCGGACGAGACTTAGACAAGTTCCGGGCCCTGGTCGAGGAACTGACGAGCAAGGCTAAGTCACAGCCGATGCCCGACATCTATTCCATTCAGGAAGTCATGCAACACGGAGAAGACACTAGCCTCGTGGACCGAGCCGACCGGCTGCGATTTCCTTGGAAAGCGGTGGACGAAATGGCGGTGCTGCTTCCGGGCTCCGTACTGGGTTTGATGAGCACCAGCACCGGCCAAGGCAAGACTTGCTATTCTTTGCAATTTAGTTTATTTGGGTCTAGGAAATACAACGAAGTTGTGATAAATTGGCAATGCGAATTGTCCCCGTCTGAACTCGCCGTAATGGTAGCGGCTCAGGTTCTACATAAGAACAGGAATTTCCTATCCAAAGCAGATTTGAAACAGGCGGCGGATCAACTCAGTGACGCTCAATACTACGTGGGCAATAATTCAACCATCAACAACATCATGGACGTTCTGGATTTGATGGAGGCTGCTGTTCGGCGCACCGGGGCTACAGTTTGTGTACTGGATAACTTGACCTTTTACACAACGGGAGTGGATGACGAGGTTCGAGTTCAAGCAGCAGCAATGAAGCGCATCAAGCAAATGGCCATTCAATATGGATTGAAATTTATTGTCGTAAGTCAGCCAAGGAAGGCTTCGGCTCAGTCCAAAGGAAAGAAAACACATATCTCTGACGCAAAAGGATCAGCCAGTCTTGGAGACACGTGCGACAGCTTCATGGCCCTTCATCGGGAATTGTCCAAGGATACGGACGGGACTGGTGTCAATGATCCGTATGAAGAGAAAACGCTAATCGAGATGCTGAAGACGAGGTCTAAAGGTTTGGGAAAGTCCAGCACGACTCTCCAGTTCTTCGGAGAGTTCGCAGAATTTCAAGCCATCGAGAATAATTACGAAGGAGCACCAGAATGAGTGACACTTGGTGAAACCCGGGGAGTTGCCCGCCAATTGGGGTTTGTACGTCGCGCAGAAGACCAAACTGAAGTGCGTAGCTCCCTGCCCGAAGATGGAACCCTTACCGATGGACCGAGGAATGCTGACAGCCCTGCTTTACGCCGTGCAGACGAAGCACTTAAAATTGGACGCTTCTGTCCTCACCAAAGCTCGGAACGACGGCTACGCAGAAGGAGTTGCTCGGACTCAAGAGGGAACCTACGAGAAAGCATATCGAGAACTTCAGGAGAGAGTCGAAGCCTTTGATAAAGCGTCGGGGATTGATGTTCAATATGGTTGGAAAGTAGAAAAAATAGGAGAGGCTGTTCGTGTTATAATGAGTGGAGACTCGGAGATAAAGAGACTTTTATCCCAAGCCAAGTACGGGGTGCAGTCGGCGGAGAGACTAAAGACGGAACTACAGAACCACGCCGACATTTTGGAATCTGTGCTCTCTAAGCTACCCCAAGAAAAGGATGAAGAAGAATGAACATCGCCGCCACCGACCTCAAACATGCCCTCAAGCGCCTATCCGGCGTGAAGACGGAGACCTACCAAGTCAGCGAGACCTCGGTCTCCGCACAAGACAGTGATGCCTGGGTTGTCGTCGATTGTCCATTATCCGGACTTGGTTCGGCCTTCAACATCGCGGGCAAGAAGTTATCGTCCGTGGTCAACAGGATGTCGGGCCAAATCGAGATTCTACGCGAAGACAAGAAGCTGACACTCCGTTCTGCCAAGGCGAGGATCGAGCTTGAAATCCAACCGGCAAAAACACCGGCAACCCCGAGCCAACCGGACAAGGTGCTGTCCCTGCCTGCCGCAGAATTCAAACAGGCTCTGGCCCTCGCTTTTGCCTCCGCATCTCCCGCCAAATCAGCGCCGTTCGGGGGCTGTGTCCAGCTTCAAAGCTTGGGTTTGGGTCTTGAGGAGGAAGGACCGAAGGGCTACCGGATCACCGGCACAGATGGTATCATTCTGACCACGGTCAACGCCAAAGTGGAACTTCCCTTCGAGTTCCGGATGCTCCTGAACCTGACTGCGGCATCCATTGTCCAACTAATGGATGGGGCCCAAATCGAAGTGGGTGAAACCAATACCCACCTGAAGATAACCTCCGGCGGCACAACGGTCTACGCCTCGAAGCCAATCCAGACGTACCCAAATTATGACAGCTTGCTGTCCGCCGTTCCTCACACAAAACTGAGCTTTCTCGCGGAAGACCTGCTGTCCGTCCTGCGCACGGTCGAGCCTATGGTTGATGAATCAGTAGACCAAGGGGCTGTCGCTTTACATTTCAAAGACGGTGTGGTACAATGTCTTAGTGGGGGAGTGGGGAGCGCGGCCCAGGACGAAACGGTTTACGAGCAGATTGACCCCGACCCGATCTTCGAACCCCGAGAAGTCCGCTTGAAGCTGAACGTCAAGTACCTGTCCAGTTTCCTTTCCAAGACTAAAGGACCGGCGGTTTTGAGCATTACGAACAAGCCCGTCTTTCTGGAGTCCGGAAACATGCTGGTACTGACCATGCCGATGCTTACCAAGGAGAAGAAATGAAGCGCATAATCCTGTTTCTCACTTTACTGTTGGCTCCTGCGCTGTACGCGCAGACGGTTAAGCCTGCACTACCAACCACGGCGACGGACAATGCTGCTATCAAGCCAGCACTACCGACTATTACAGTACCTCCGGCAAGTTTGCTGCATTCTGACAACCTCGTCGATTTTTCTACTATTGCGTCGTTTGTTGTTCCGTTGTGCGGGTGGCAGGGTCGCGAGCGAGACGATGGCCAGTGCGAGATTACAATAACTGCTCCACCTGATTACGAAAACTTCAAATGCACAGTCCATCAACATAAGCAGGGTGAACTGTACGTCATCACCTGCACATGGAAACCGAAGGCCAAGCCATGACCGATCTTGAAATTCTTCCCCCGGTCAACTCAGAAGCGGCGCAGCAGAAACAGACAGAGATCGACGGGCTTCTCGAACAAATCTCTGCCCACGAGCTACGCCTGGCCAAACACTTCGCTCGCCTCTCCCGCTTGGTCCGGGAAGTGAAGGTCGAGCAGTATTGGATTCCCTTGGGGTATGACCGCTTCACCTCCTACTTGGAAGTAATCCGAAAGAAGATAGGGAGGGAACGCAGCCAGATGTACGCCGTGCTCTCCGTGTCAGAAGTTTTACACCCTTTTCTGACAGACGAGGAGCTTGAGACCGTCGGAATCACAAAGGCGCACGAACTCAAGCGCCTGGTCAAACAAGGAGGCAGGGTAGACGCGGAGGTTCCCGGGCTTTTGAGCCCCGTCCGGATAATGGACTTTGCTGCTGATCCAAAGACAACAGCTTTAATGCTCCGCGCCAAAGTCAGCGAGTTGCTACACGTCCACGAAGCTCCGAAGGGGTTGTGGTACGAGTTTGACCCTCCCGGGTTCTACGCCACCGCAGACGAACGGAAAGAGATCGCGGAGTTTTGGGAACTCGGAAAACTGATTTTGCAGGATACGTTCGAGTCCGAGCACGAAGAAAAGAAGCAGGTGTTCTTGGCCGCAGCCCGGGAATCCACATCAACTTGGAGAGGGGAGTTGGCGAATGCCGAGCAAACTCGTCCGCGTTGAACTCGGGGATGAAGGACGCCCAATCCGAATTTTCAGGGACAAGTCCTGGCTGACGTGCGAGAACCCCGTCCAGTTAATGGACAGAGCTAGGGCTGTTCTCTCGATTAGAGAGCAGGTGTTTTGGCGGGCGAGAGACTTCAAGAATATGCGCCCCGTATTTTGTATCGAAGCCTACGCCTGTGAACGCTGCGGACGACGAATAACCTGGGAGACCTTTGAAATGAACGAAATCCGGCCCAAGGGGGCCGGGGGAGGTAAGACCGGCGGAGAAGTTTCCCTCGAAAATTGTGAGGCATTGTGCCACCAATGCCACCAGGGTAGTCCAGATTCCGCTCACGGGAATCGGCGGTGGCAAACAGCAAAACTCGATCCCGAAGGATCATAAATGGACGCTCTCAAATACCAACCCGTAATCAAAGATGTCATGGCCAAACTGAAGGTGCGTAAAAACCAGCAGGAGGATATGACACAAGAATGCTACTTGGCTCTGCTTGCCGGAGAAGATAAGCTGAAAGCAGCAGACGACGACATGGGGTACGCAGCTACAATCTGCCGGAACAGAATTCGACAGTGTTGGTCGAAGGAGCGATTCGGGATTCCAAATTTCAACCAGATAAAAGACGACCCGCCCCAGATCAGATTCGATTCCTTGTCTGAGCCTAAGATACAGAGGAAGGCGGCCAAGGTTGCTTCTCTTTCTCCGGCCCCGGACGCTGGGCTTTTATTCATGGACCTGCGGGCGGCTGTTTCCAAGCTCTCGGAGGAGGAACAAGACGTGGTTCAAAGGATTCTTGGGGGCGAGTCCCGGGAGCAGATAGCAGCCGCTTTGGGGCTTAGTCGGAGAGCAGTGGGCAGGCGGTACAAAGCCGCTGTCGAGAAACTGAAGAAAGTGCTGGGGGTTTGAAATGGGCGTATCGAAAACAGTAACGGTTATTTGCGATTATTCCAAATGTTTGGGCAACAAAACCGGCCCGGCTGTGGTACAATGGAATGAGACGGATGTCTCGTCTGGAAAAGCCGAACTTCCGGAAGAAGCAAAGTACCTGGTCCTCATCACGCACAACAACATTCAAAAAGCCTTTTGCTGTCAACTACACGCGGCGGAATACTTCCTTCCCCCCGGGTACGAAGCGAAGCAGAAACAAGTGATTGAGTTTCCAACCCCGAAGGAAGAGCCGGGACCTTGCCCGCCGATGCGTGCTTGGGTGGATGAACCGCTTCGGTCAGAAGAAAGTCCGGATAATGGACAATCCGGTTTTGTCTACGGCGAGAAGAACAACGGACCGGGAGGAATCAACGAATGATTACTACTTCCGACTACTCCAATGCCACCATAGCCACCGCTTGCTGGCGGGCGGCCCGGGGGGAGCTACACTCGGTCATGCTGTCTGTCTGCATGGTCTTCAAGAACCGGGCGGACGCTGGGTGGTTCGAACACGACCTTTATCAGAACTGCGTTCAGTGGCTGATCGAAAACCCCGGGGAGTTTCCGGACACACGCGACCCAGAGTTCCGACAAATGCTGGCCAGGCTTGACTCCGTAACCTCGGGGTTGGTGCCTGACCGAACAGGTGGGGCTATGTACTTCTGCCCCAAGTCTCAACTGCCCGAAAAGATCGAGGGGCAAATAACCACAACGATTGGTGGTGTTGTGTTCATCCGGTGAGGGATATGGACGAGAAATTTCAGTGGTGGGAGTTCCTGGCCGGGGTCTGCATTGGGGCCTGCCTCATGTTCCTTGGCCTGTTCCTCGCTGCCTTTTTCGAATAGGAGATTATGCCGATTCAAACGTTTACTTGTACGAACTGCGGGCACAAGTTCGAGGAAATCGTCAGGCAGGGTGCGCCGCCTCTTCCCTGCCCGAAGTGCGGAGAGCCCACTGTTCAGGTGTGGAGTGTACCAGCCGTCGCTTTTTGGAAATGTTCGAGAGGGAGCTTGTGATGGGAATATCAAAGCACGGCGGAAACCCGAACTATAAACCGCCAACGAAGAAAGCCAAGACGCAAGCGCAACTCGACCGCGCCACAGACCTTCGGCTGCAAAAAGCGTACAACATCACCTTAGCCGACTATGAAAAAATGGAGAAGACCCACGGGGGCAAGTGTTGGATAAGCGGAAGACCTCCAGGTTCAAGGCGGTTGCACGTCGATCACGACCATAGCTGGAAGAAGGTAAAAATCACCACCAGCAAACTTTCCGAAACGGGCAATTGGGTGGCAACAGCGAATTACCTTCACACGGACTACACGGGGTACGGAGCCAAGAAGTCTTTGGCTGTTCGAGAAGTCAAACGTAAACTGCTTCGTGCTTCGGTTCGGGGGCTGCTCACATACTCCATCAATGCGGGGTTGCAGAAATTTTCAGACGACCCAAAACTTCTTAGAGTGGCGGCGGACTACCTTGAGAAACACCAAGGTCCATTAACTGGACAGGAGACAACATGACCGAACCCATTCCAGATTTCGCAACACCTCGCAAGTGTGGTATCTGCCAAGAGCCCGCTAACTGCTGGCACTTCCGTCCAAACAGATCGCGGCGGAATCTCCCGTCGCATCCGTCCGCGAAGAAGCTCGCCGTTTGGTGCGGGTTACGGGTGAGCGCGTGGAGTTTGTCGATCACATGGTCGCCTGCCCACGGTGCGACGGAATGAATCTCTCTTGCGAGTTCTGTGATGGAAGAGGACATGTATTATCCTCGCAGGCGCGGGAGTACCGGCGGCAGTTCAACGTTGACGAGCTGATCCGCCACGATGAATCACGCACTGACGAAAAGCTCTTACATGCAATTGCAGCGGCGGACGCGGAGGCGGACCGTGATGACGGCAGAGAGCCTGGCGACACTAGAGACGAGGAATCTCTGGAAGATCACAACATTCAAGGACTCGGAGCCTTTCGGGACGTGTTCGATGCGGGCGGTGAGCAATGAGCGATGACGAAATGGTTGTCAAGTCGGTTTGGAAGAGCGCCCATGCTGTGCGGGATTGGCCGGGAATGGTAACGATCCGCCGCTTTAGCCCGTTCAAGAATGAACAAGTTGAGGGCCAAGGCGCAACGGAAGCGGATGCTTGGAAGAACGTGGCCGACAAAATTCGCGCTATTGGGAAGCCTGAGTGGACTGTCGATGTTATTACGTCAGAGCAACAGGCGATTGCCGATGAAGCCGACTGGCAGGCAATGGTTGACGAAAAGGAAAAAGAAAGACGACGTGCGAATCGAAAGGCGGACCGATAATGAAGCCCATCGACAGAATGTGCCCAGCTTGCAAGGTTCCTCCTGGCGTTGGTTGCCTACCGTTTGGCGTTAAACCTGGCTGTGGGTATCCGATGAAAGGGTTCCACTGGGAACGGCGCACGCGGACGGAAAGCATTAGCGCCGGTCCTATTGAGGGCCCAGGGCGGTGCGACATCGAGATTCGCTGGAATGCGCAGGCTAGAGCGTTCTTTGTGGACTATGGCAATGTGCACTTTTCGGTGACGCGGTTAGGCGCGATTCTCCTCGGAGACGCTTTGCGCGAAGCTGTAAGGACTCTAACGGTTGCTCAGTATACCGGACATGACGACGACGATCTTATGACGAAACGGTGGTACGCGGCAGGTTGCCGCAAGGAGGATTGACAATCGCACCAAACCACAGTACAAATCAACACAGCGGTAATCAACCGCACAAGGAGCAGCAATGAAACTGCCTGACTCAGTGGTTGAAGGTTTGAGAAAGATAGCGGGCCGCCCCCTGTTGGACTACACCTTCGCCTTCGGGGAAGACCGCGACATCTACGAAGCGGGAGTCCTGGACGGGGGAGCAAGCTTGGCGCAGTATGTTCTGGACGGTCTTGAAAAGGAGTCCGAATAATGGACAAAACTGATGAAGAATTGGTGGAGTTGACCCTGGCGGGGATGACTCCCGAGGAAGCAAAAGAAGTAGTCAAGGAGATAAGCTATCGGGCGGCCCTCCTTCTCGGTTTGCCTGTTCAATACCCTTGGTTAACAGATATGTTTAAGAAAACTCTCAAGAAAGAGGAGGTCTCGAATGCCTAAGACAACCCCCGTACCCGAATACCTGAAGAAGTCAGTCCACCAGATTCATTCCTTGCATCCCGAAACATCGGCGCGGACGATTGCCAAGCAAATAGGTCTTCATCACAAGACCGTTTCGAGAATACTCAAACAGCAGGAAGTGGACGAGATTGTGCAGGGGATTCAAGCGGACGATCAGGAGCCCGTCCAGTTACTGGACGAGACAGCGAATGAAGTTCCCAACGGACAGTGGGTGGAGGGGAAGTCCTACGTCTACAACGGAACAAGTGACAGCTATGTTACAGTCCTCAAGTGCCGCCCGAAACCCCTGGTAATGACGGGAACCAAATTCCGAGCCATGAAAAAGGCGTACAGCAACTGGGACGGAAACCCGGCGACGATCAACGAAATATGCCGTAGATTTGCTGTTCCCCGGGATCAGTTCATCGAACTAAAAGCCATTCATGGTTGGACCCACGAGCAGGAGCCATATACCCGGGAAGAGGTGATGTCTCGTGAAGTTGACGACCTCGCCGACGACGCTTTCCAGCAACGCAGGCAGTCTATCTGGGAAGGGTTTGAGAAGAAAAAGTGGCACCAGACCAAGGAGGACGCTCAGAAGTGGAACAACTTGGAGCAGAACTTCATGCTCCCCTTGCAAGATCAACTGTCCACTTTGATTCCTTCTTATGAGCCTCCTCGCTTGAACTTAAAGACTTCTCGTAATCCTTTTGCGGTTGTGACCAGCGCGGGAGAACTTCACTACGGGGGGAGCGGCTGGGTTCTGGAAACTGGGGAAGAGTTTAACCGAGCAGATGCGGAAGAGCGTCTGATTTATGCCCGAACCAGGATGCTAGAAGAAGTGGCGGACAAGGGGAGGCCCGAGAAGTTCTTCTATTGTGTGGGCCATGACTTCTTAACAGTTGACACCGATTTCGGAACCACGACCAAGGGAACTCCGCAGGAAATGGACGGAACCGCCGCTCAGATTCTGGCGGAAGGCTTCGATCTGGCTGTTCGAGACATTGACGCTCTCCGAAGCGTATCTCGAATTCAGATTCTGTCAATTCCCGGGAACCACGACAGACTTTTGACTGTGGCCTTGCTCAAATTCCTCCAAGCCTGGTACAGAAACCAGGACGACGTGGAAATCGAATTCAGCGCCAAGTCTCGGTCGTATGCTGCCTATGGAGACACGCTGCTTGGGTTTGCACACGGGGATGGGGCCTTAAAACCCAAGGACTACATGGCGACAATGGCCAAGGAGGCTCCTGGGTTGTGGGCAAACACGATCTATCGGGCCTTCTTTACAGGGCACCTGCATTCGGAAGTTGTCCGCGAGTTGGTGGGGGGCACCCACTATCAGATGCCGTCTCTCAGAGGACGCGACCGATTCCACGAACGTCAAGCCTACCTGTCTGAAGCAGCTTTGGCGAGTTATGTAGTAGACCGAGCAAAAGGGATCACTAGCACGATCTACACGCGAGTCTGACAATGATCGAGTCCATAAAAACTAAGATTTGTGCGGGTTGTCGATCTTTACTGGAGGCCGACAACTTTCACAAAAACCAAAACTCTCCAGACGGGCTTTGCCGACTGTGTAAGGGCTGCACGAGAGAGTATCAAAAAAGATGGAGAGCAGACAACAAGGAGTCTATAAAAACTCGTTTTCAAAACAGACCGAAGGCTCGGAAAGAGAGGGACAACGCCCGAACAAGGGCCTGGACGGCGGAGCATCCCGAAGAAAAGAAAGCAATGGATGCCCAATATCGAAGTCTCCACAAGGACGAGAAGAAGAAACGACACGACCTCCGGATGGGAAATGATGTTCAGTACAAGTTAGCGTGCGACTTGCGTTGGAGAATGAATCGGGCTATTCGTCTCTGTTCTAAGTCTGGATCGGCTGTCAAGGATTTGGGGTGCTCAATTGAAGAACTCAAGAAGCACCTCGAATCAAAATTTCAACCGGGAATGACTTGGGACAATTGGGGGTTTGGGGAAGGTTGTTGGCATATCGACCATGTTCGTCCTCTAATATCCTTCAACTTGGAAGATCGAACGCAGTTTCTAATCGCTTGTAACTTTCGTAATCTTCAACCCTTATGGGCGAAAGAAAACATTTCAAAGGGCGGAAAATTTACGCGAGTTTAGTCCGGATAATGGACAGGAGGAATCATGTCAGACGGTTTGAAGATGAAGTATTTCGTGCTGAAACCCGAGGGGACGGACGACTACGCTCGGGCTTCGAGAGCCGCGATGATGACGTATGCGGATTTTATCGTCACAAAGAACCCGGAGCTTACAGAAGAACTTCGGGCCTGGGCTGGCCGAGAATTCATCAATGCTCTTGAAACTGGGGAGAAGGAACGAGAGGCGGCAAGACAGTAATGGCCTACCAGAAAACCATTTGTGTCGATTTCGATGGCACCATAGTAGACCACGAGTTCCCAAAGATCGGTGCGCTCAAACCCGGGGCCCGGTCTGCGCTCCAGGCTTTCCGTCGGATGGGATTCCGCATCATTGTTTGGTCCTGCCGAACTTGTAAGTGGCAGGAAGACACCTTCGGGAGTTGGGACTGCCCGACTTTGGAACGGCCTCTAGTCCGGGAGATGATTGAGTTCTTGGACAAAGAAGGTGTTCCCTACGACGAGATTGACGACGGGGAAAAGGGTAAACCCTTGGCTGATCTTTACCTCGACGACAAAGCTCTCCGGGTCGAGGATAACTGGGGAGACGTAGCGCAATGGGTGCGTGAGAACGGGGGGCGGCTTTGAGCTTACTGCCGAGCGGAGCAAAAAAGCGGAAGGAAACCCCAATAGCCACAGGAGTCCTCGACTACTTCCCCAAGTCTATGGCCGAGATTTCACGTGTGTCTCTGGCGGGCAACAGGCAGCATTTTCCTCCTGGGACTCCTTTGCACTGGGACCGGGATAAGTCCGTGGACGACGCGGATGCCCTTATTCGACATTTCATCGAGAGAGGGACAGTAGACGAGAACGGAATCAGGGCCACCGCCCGCATGGCTTGGAGAGCTTTGGCTGTTTTGGAGCGGGAACTGGACGCCGTCGAAGTTACCGTTCAGGAATCTTAACGCAATACCGGCTTAGGACCAGAATAATGTTCCCGAGCGGGAAGTCCATTAACCGGACAGACTATGTACAAAGAAGCAGTTATTAGCGACGACGAGGTTTATCGCTATTCTCTTTACCGAGAGTGGTCGGAGGACCTGTTTGATGTTCGGATTCTAAACTTCGTTATGTTGAACCCCAGTACCGCCGACGCCGACAAGGACGATCCGACTATACGAAAATGCGTGGGGTTAGCAAAACTTGGGAACTTTAATGCAATCCGGGTAGTCAATTTATTTGCCTTCAGAGCAACTAAGCCCGGAGACATGCAGTGGTCACATATCAATGGTGGGGACATAGTAGGGCCAAACAACGATTCCTATGTCCAGGAAATTCCTCCCAAAGAGACTGTAGTAGCTGCCTGGGGAGCAACCTTCAAGAACGAATACTTCTGGAAAAGACGAGTTAGTAAAACCATAGAACTTCTTAATCGGAGTTTGTGGTGCCTGAAGAAAACCAAAGATGGAAATCCGTGGCATCCTTTGTATGTGCCCTACGGACCGCTGATTGAGTTTCAAAACGTCAACACTTAACCACAAGTAATGAGGAGAAACATGGAGCACACTCGGGAATTTATAGCCGGATACCGGCAAGCGGTTGGAGAGGCGACAGAGCCTTTTCCACTGCTTGAAGTTCCGGGGAAGACCGTCAACAATTTGATGGAAGACCGGCGAAAGAAACTGCTCACCAAGAAGGTAACCCGGTGGCTGATCGTAATACCGGCTACCGAACAAGGGTGCGTGTCTGACCCGGCCAGGCAGTATGAATACTACTCGTCGGATCGACTTCTTTACGACTCCAAAGAATCCGCAGAGGCCGCTTCAGTCCGTTATGAAGAAACCTTTGGCATATTCCCCGTCGAAATCGAAGTACCACTTTAGTCCGGGTAATGGACAAGGTTCTCGAAGGCCGGTGTCGCATCCGCCATCAGTCGGAGCCGGTCTCATAAAGCAAGCCGCCTGTCTTGTGAGAAAAACAGGCACACAAAAAGGCCCTCCGTTTTGGAGGGCCTTAGTGTTTGTAGCGGGTTGTTAGTTATTCTTCTAGTCTGAGCTTCTTCATTTCTTTCGGGTCCTTGTCTGGCATGTTTCCCTCCCCCTTGTATGAGGGAGTATACACCCTGTCCGGTGTTCCGGTATTGGTCCAGGCGTGTGTTTGTCCCGCGTATTTATCTGCCGCATCTCCGCTAGAAAAGACTCCAAGATGTTCTTTGGTTTTGACGTAGTGTTTCTTGGCCTCCTCGTACAAAGCGTCGTTAGCCTCCTTGTCTTTTTCGTCCGGTTTCTTTCCGGAGGAGGTCAAGAACTTACCGTCGGCTATCTGCGGGATCAGGGCGTACCTCGGGGCGTGGTCGTAATCTTCTTCCGGCCACAGTTCTCCCTTTTCATCGAGGGGGATGGTTGCTGAATAAATACTGCTATAGGAGCCATCCTCGTTCCGAATTCCAGGACGGTGGTTGACATCAATATTTCCGGACTGAACCATGCCGGGAACAGGCGTTCCTTGAAGCGGCCCCACGTCGTAAACAGGAGGGGGAACCGGCTGCGGGTTTGGTTTGGTTGTTCCGGGGGTCGGGACTCCGGAGTCCATCACATACCCAGCCGGAAGAGCCGCGTCTAATACATACCCCGGGGGAGGGGTTGGTTGTCCGGATAATGGACTTGCTGGGCTACCCATTTATAGGTTCTCCCGTTTGGCGATCAACCCAATTGTGCCCGTCATTCGAAGCGACCTGGTGTCCTGTTATCGGATGAGTTGCCGTGTGAAGATACTGTTGGACGCCCGCGTTAAGATGTGCTGCTTCTTGCTGAACCGCAGGAGGAATAACAGGAGCGGGTGCCGCCGATGCTTGCGGGATTCCCCCTGGGTGCATCATGTTCAGAATCCTCTGGAGCACCGGGTCCTTGGCTCTTTCAGAGGGAGTCATGTCCTTCATGGCCTTGGCTGTGTACCGTTTCATCACCGACTGAGTTAAGGGGATGAGCGCGGTTTTCTCGCTGTTGTTCATTGTATCGAACAGCTTGAAAAACTCAGCAGCGGGCAGCCTAGATGCTCTCGTGTACAACGAGGCCATCGTGGAGTCCATGCCTTTTGTCTTGGTCAGGTTGAGTTGGATTTTCTTCAGTTCGGACTCTTTGAGTTGGTCTGTGTTATAAGCCAACTTGACCAACTCCGGCCACGAAGTTTCCCCGGACCTTACCTGATCTTCCAGGTCCATGATTCTCCGGTGCCTGTCCATTTGAGCCTTGTCTATCGGGCCGTCTTCGTTGTGATTTGCGGCAAGCTCGGCTGCCATCTTCTGTGCAGGAGTAGCGTACACTTGGGCGGTTCCGCCCCCCGCTTTCCAAACCTGGCCCACGGTTCCAACTTGGGGCCCGGTTCCGGTGACAGCCTGTCCGATAGCCTGTCCAGGGATAGGCATCATGTTGTGGAACACGTCAGCCCACAGGTCTTCCGGACCTAGCTTACGCCCGAAGGAGTCGCGCTGCGTCAGTAGTTCTTGTCCGGCATGAATTGTGGGCGACAACCGGCCCTTGATGAAGCCCACAGGGTCTGTAGCAGCGTGAAGAAGGTCAGTCGGCAACGTCCTCATCCCGAAGATGATTTCCTTGCCTTCCTTGTTCTTGACAGCCAAGCCGAAGGGGGCTTCCAAGTGCGGACTTCCCGTGGACAAGGTGTTGAGGACTCTTGCGATTCCCCACATTCCCAGGGTCATCATCACGACCTGTTTGCGGCCTATGTTACCTTCTTCTCGGTTGAAGAGTCGGGCCCCACTTCTCATTTCCGATTCTAACCAGTCCGGGGCCAGAAGCATTAAGCGGCCCCAGTCCTGCGTAGTTGTGGAGCGCCCCATCGCTCTCCAATTGATACCGCCAAAACTTTCGTTTGCGTGCAGAGCCGCAGCTTTGGCCACGCGGTCATTGGACCACTCTGGGTGAGACGCTCGGTACTGGTCAAACAAGTGCTCGCCCGCCGTCGCTTTCATGGCAGGAATGTAACGTTTGAACAAGAAGTCCTGATACCAGTTCATGGAGTTGGCAATTGTGTTTCCAATTCCTGGAATCCTGCGCAAGGCATCACCCCCCGTGGACAAGCCTTCGGACATCTGTTGTTGGCCCCGGAAGTCCGTTCCAGTGGTGTAGCCCTGGCGAACCATTGCCAGGAGCTTCGTTTCTGAATGTGGATTAGATGGGTCGATCTTAGCCCCATCCAAAAGGTCAGGTCCGTGGAGAGTAAACGGGTTGATCCCAGTCATCACACCACGGAGCCCAATCTGGACCATGTGGAATGGAGACAGAGACAGCAGGACATGCTTAGCCGCAGACCCCGCGCCCAACAACGCTTTGCCTATGGGGTTTTTGGCGATTCCAGACTCTTCCAAGCCCAGCCTGTTCTTCAGGTACTGAGCAAATTCGGGGTGGGCCTTGATGTCGGCATCAACTAGGATACCGTGCCCGGCGGAGTCGTTGGTCACAAAGTTCCAGCCGCGCATAGCGTTGTGATCCAGCGTGACGTAGTCCTGCGGGTCCCAGGCATAGACGGGCTTCTGTGCGCCGTTGAACTCGCGCAGGCCCGAGTAGTCTTTGTTCGCCAGCATGGACTTCAGGTACATGAGGTCGGTCCGAAGTTTATTGTTTCCCATTTCGTCGTACTGTGCGTTCTTACTCAGAGCCTGCTTTTCCAGACGATCAATTGCCATCCCGATGTTGTCCGGATGAACGTGGGGCGTTATGTCCTTGATGGTGCCGTCGGCCAGGAAGCGGTCGAAGTACCCCGTCTTCTTCATTTCGTCAATGTTGCTCTGCGCGATGTTGATTTTCTGCACGCGGTCCGGGGAGATGAATGTCTTGGGGTCTTCCCCGTCTTGACCAGTTACAACTCTGCCCGATCCCGCGAGAACCACCGCCGGTCGGCCATCGCTTCCCCGGGAGAAATCGTCTCTCAGGCTACGAATGAACTGCCGGTTGGCTGCGGCCTTGATGATTTCGGCTCTGCCCCTGGCCATGTTGTTCACTATGTCGAACTTCAACTGCTTGGGGGATTTCAACAGCCCGGTCAAGGTTGAGTCATATACGCGGCGGCGTGCCATCGTTACGTTGGTGGCAAACTTTCCGTTCTTGGCATCAGAGGATATAACTCGACCTTCCGGGTTGGAGTTATCCCATGTCCGCTGGAAGTAGTCGTCGATGTAGTGTTGCAATATGTCGTTTGTCGAGCCTATTTCGAAGCTGCGGTCGTGCTCGTTCCTGATGAAGTCCATTGCGGATTTCATCTGGGGGTCAGGCGCGGTGGTTGCCGCTTTCCTATGCACACTCATCACCAAGTCCCGGTATTCCTTGGGCTTGTCTTTGAAGACGTTATTCTGGATCATGTCGTCGATGTTCGGCGGGAGATGTCCATTATCCGGACTTTCTCTTGAGAACAGCGGCTGACCTTGATGCAGGACAGACTCACGCATGGAATCTGTGATGGGGAAGTAGGGAACAGCAGAAGTTTTGACTTCCTTTTGGATATTTAACTTTCCGCCGATTTTTTCTGCGTAGGCTTCCGATCCAAAATCCCGTACAGCTTCTGCAAAAGGAATCCGGCTATAACGCACTTCATAAGCAACAGCCCGGGCTTGCCCCTCAAGTTGAGTTCCTTCTGCTTCCGAAGCTATTTTGTCTAGGTCCGCTGTCGATAGGGTCGGTCCCTCATATATTCTTGTTTTAGACCCGTCAGATACCTTGATCTTCGTCTCCCCAACCTTAGCCCCAAACTGTTTTCCAAGTTTGTTGGCAACCTGCGGGGTGATCTGATCGTAGTAGCTTTCGAATCCTTCCTTCCGGGGCATGCTCGCTCCGGTTGGCTCTGTCTGCATCCGATCCCAGAGTTTCTTGGTGACAGCGTCTACCTTCTCACGACCAGCAATATGCAGGACCCGGTGTACAATTGCTCTCAGGTCGGCTTGGGACTTTACTTGTCCTCCACTTTTGTTGAGCAATCCCCGGCGCGTAGCTTCGCCTTCTAGATCAACCCCTCCGGCATTTCCGCCGTGCTGATATGTTCCAGCAACCGTCCATTTTCCGTCTTCGGTCTTTTCCCAATCGAAGCGTTCCGACCCCCACCGGTTGAAGTGTTCAACTCCCGGGGTCCACGAGATTCCATCATATCCGTTTTCGGCGGCGTATCGGATCATTCTCTTGAAGAATAATCCGGTCCATTCGTCTGTCTTCTTGAAGGGGGCGTCGGGGACTCCAGAATGGACAGTCTCTTTGCTGATTTCGTTCAGACGAGCCTGTAGCTCCGGATGAACGTCTCCGGCGTCCGGTCTTGTTGAGTGGGTCCGGTCGTATTCTCGGGGGTCTAGTTCTCCCGTTTCCGGGTCTATCGCATGAACCTTGACACTCCAAACACGATCCCATCCCTTTCCGTTGGGGTCTGCGGGATGGAAAGAGATTACCTTGTCTTTTCCTCCGTAGCTGTTTACAATATTTCCTGGCTTGAAGTAGTTCGCAAGTTCTTCGTCGGTTACCGGGTCCTTCAGTCTTTCGCGGAGATCGGACGCTTCCTTACGGAGACTCTCAATTCTTGCTGGGTCGAGATTGTACCCCTGTGTCCTTCCTTTCTGGTGCCAATCAGATTGCAGTTCTTCCAGGTGCAGCAGCTTCTCGCCGTTGGGGCCTGTGCGGTCGTTGAAGCGGACATGGCCTACTACGTTGGGTTCGTCCCAGTGAGCGGAGCGGAAGTCCTCGTTATAATCGAATACATTCTTCGATTGCCCGTAGTTTGGAAGCGTCATCAACAACTCTCGGTACGAACCTGGTTCTGCTCCGGGGAGGGTGTATGTGCCGAATTTGGCGGGGTCAAATTTTTCTCCGGCATCCCACCTGTTTACCGCACTATCAACGACCTCTCTTTGGTCTTCAGAAAGACCACCATAATCTCTTCCATAAAGCTGTCTGGAAATCCTATCCGGCGGGGGAGTGTTTTCCTGTTTCGTAACCTCTTGTACCTGCAAGTTATTCGCCGCCAGGTAGTCCTTGACTTCTTCCGGACGCACGGGGGCGCTTCCCTTCTCGCGGAGGAAGTCAGAGAGACCTGTGTATTTTAGCTCGTCCGGTTTTACGCCGTTGTTCTCCAGCATTTTGAGAACGGTGTCGGCGGGCATGGGTCCTTGCATCCGGCTATCAACTAGCTGGTTGGACTTCAAGTACCAGACGGGAGCGCGGTTATCCTTCTCTTTGGAAAACAGTCCATTATCCGGACCGAATTCTGTGTCAAATAATGAAGCTCCTGATTTCCGAGCAAGGTGTGAGGCTATCCGCGAGTCTCTGCGGGCGGCTTCGAGTCTACCAGCCGCGTTAAGAAGTTCAGGACTAGAGCCCGCAGCTTCTCCGGTGGAAGGTTTTCTTGGGACGTAGGTTTCGAGTTTTGTGTCGAGGGCATTGAGGTCTCCTCCAAGTTTCTTGATTACGCCCCTGATTTCGGGGTTGGTTTTGAGCATGTCCGCAAAGTCAGCAGAGTGTTGGGCCACAAGTTCGGGTGTTAGCAGTCCTTGCTTGATAATTTCTTGCGGGGGTATCCAGCGGTCGTTCCCCCAACCAGACAGTTCGGCCAGAGATTTGATGAAGCACCAGATTGCGGCCTGCGCCTGGCGAGGCTCGACGCCCTCCGCCTTGGCCGCTTCGCGGACCTTGGCAGACATGGCGTCATAAACTGCTGGTTTGTTAATCCGATTCGGGTCGTGATCTCCGAAGACCGCCATCCAGGTGTCGTTTGTGACCCGGCTTGAATCCTTGCCCAGGTTCTTTGTGAAAGAAGATACCTTGGGGCCGGATAGAGGCTCTCCCTGTAAGGCGTGAATAGCGTTGCCCATTCTTGCAGGCAGGTCTACGCCTTGTGTTTCTCCACGACCGGCGAGAACTCTGTAGAGAGAAGCGTTCTTGCTGGCGACCTTCCCGTCTTTCCAGGTTACGTCCTGGGGGCGGCCCGCCTTGTCCCACTTGGCCCAGAGGTTGAGGGCCATGCGCAGGTTGGCTTGAACCGGCTGAACCGGGGATAGAGCGGCGGTAAAGTTCAGGAACTTGTCTTTGTCCGCTTTCCCCAGCCACGGAATTCCAGAGTCGATCAGAGCGTCGAAGGCCCGGGTCGATCTTTCATACCACAACTGTCCGGCTTTGCCCGCACGAATAGCAGCCGTCCACTCTTCGTGGTCGGGCATGGAGTTGAAGGCGGCGGTGAGCAGGTTCTGCTTTTCGGGTGTGTCGTGCTTCTGAACTTCCTCTGGGGTAAGGTGGGACTTGATGTCTTCCCACTCTGCGGGTTTTTCTCGGGAAGCCAGTCCGGATAATGGACTGATTGGTTCTCCGCGAAGAGCAGCTTTTTGAACGGCTTCCCCGCCTTGGTATGAGTCTACCCGTACCCCTTGTCCGGGTTCGTAAGGTCCTTTGTACGTTGGGTCATACGCCATGAACACAACGTCGGGATGGCCACCGTTGTACTGCTTCATTTTGTCGTAGTTCCAACCTTCGGGGGCATATGCGTCATTCCACGGAAGACGAGCCACGACCTTCATTCCCTCCCGAGCGTTTATTGCCGGAAGGTAGGTATCGAATCCGTCGGACCGACGCCCTCCATTTTCAATAGCAACGCGCATCAAATTGGCATTAGCTCTTGGGGTATCAGTAGGATGAGAGAACTTCGACACAATAAGGTCTCCATCCAGAGCGATTCCGGTCTTTCCGTCCGGGCTCATAAAGGTTTTCATTCCTTTATACTCTTCTGGAGAGTAGACAGAAAGCTGCTGATCCGCTCCGGAGGACTCGTGCGCTTTCTTGACTTGGGAAATAGCAGAGTGGAACTTCTCCGCCGACGTTGGCACTATGCCATAGTCACGGAAAACTTTGACAGGTTCGAAGGATTTGACTACGTTTTGGGCTCTGTACCCGGAGAAGCCTTTTTGCTGAAGCAGCTTTTCGAGGTTATATTCAATCGGATCGCCATTTTTGCGAGTTAATTTGCGGGCCTGGTCTACAAGACTGAGCGGGTCTTTCGCCCTGTCGTAGATTTTGTTGTAGTCAAGGTTCGCAAAATACTTCTTGGAGTTTCCCTGGACAGCGGGTTCTCTGTAGGATTCTTCTCCGAAGTACGTTCCTGGAACCTGTAAACGATCCCGTTCGGCCCCGCGCACACCTGTTCCTGCCAACTCCGGGTTGGTTTCCGTGAAGTCTGGTTTTCTGCTCCAATGGTAGACGCGGCGAAGGTCCTTGTTTTCGTCCAGTTCCCGGACGCGGGAAGCTAGACCTTGCTGTTTTCCTTTAGTAGGCTCAAATCGAACTTCAGCCTGAGTGCCCTCAGATTCTGCTGCTTTGGTAGCTTCTTCGTGGGTTGGGAAAGAATCTAGGAGATGGCCTTCCCCGTCGTAGACGTACCATTCTCCTTCAGCACCTTGGCCAGCCCCGCCTTCCCCTCCTTCTTCCAGGCGTCGTACACTTCCAGCGCCCGTTCCTTGCTCGGCCAACCCACTTGCTCTTGCTTCTGCTGCTTGTCTTTCGGCATAAATGTCCTCCACGTGTTGTCTTGCAATTTCGTTGATGCGGGCAAATTTCTCCCGCGCTTGGGGTCCGTGCTTGGCTTCAAGTTCCTTGAAATACTCATCTAGGAAATTGATTCTCTCTGTTTTTGATGCGCCCGTGTCCACGCCCGCCTGATATTTAGCAGCGGTCTCGGCCACACGAACAACCGGGTTTTGGTCATAATCCAGCGAATCAAAATATGAATGAGTCACTGTTGGTATTATACCATGTAAACGGTCCCAGGGGGAACCCGGTTCCACTTTAATTTCTCCGCTTGGAAGCCTTGTGGCCCCGTCTAGGAGGTTGTATACCTCCCCGTTTTGGGAGAGCCATCTTTGCTCGGCGTGTTGAGCTTCTTCTTGTGCAACTAGAATTGAAAACTCAGGATTCTCCCCCGGGGTTTTGAGGACAGATGTAGGTCCGGCGAGTTGACGGGCCTTGGAAATCAACTGTCCGATTGAACTCTCTGGATTGAAACGACTTAGGAGGATGTCCGCTTCCCTCGGAGAGTAGTTTACGCCCGTGCCCGGAGCTTGAGCAATCGTTTGAAAGTCGCCGTAATCTTCTGGACTGAGCCAAACAACAGGCCGACCATCTGAGCCTACACGCACTTCTCCCGAAGAGGTAGTAGCAACGGACTTGGTTCCTGCTCTCGGCGGGGCTTCGTTGTCGGCTAGAGGGGTTCCCAGCGGGGCCGGTATGGGCTGGTACTCTCCACCACCTTGGGCTTCAACCAAAACGTTATGTAGTACCCGCGCCTTTTCCGGGTCGGTTTCTGTCGCTATACGGGTTTGGCATTCGGCGAGGCGCTCGGTATTGAAGGCTTTATCCTCTTTGGACAAACCGAGAACTGGGTGTGCTTTTCGGAGACCTAGCAGGTCGAAGGCTGTGTTGTACTTGTTGACAGCGTCCTGCTCAGCGACCGCGTGGGCGGCCTCCCTGTCCTTGTTGACTCTCTCTATTGCCAACCAGCGGTCGGACAGCCTGGGAACGTCTGTGGAGCCTAGCAGGGGGTTAAACAACTCGCCCGCCGAGCGCAAAGCGTGCGGGGCCCCCAAAGCTCCCATAGCCCCGGAGGCGAACATTTCTGTTCCATATTCCCAAGCGTGATCGGCGTCCCCTTCTTTCAGGGCGTCGAAGAACCGGGGCGACATCTGAGCCGCTGTTTCCAACTGTTGGTAGGTGAATCCCCAGTTCATCACAGTGTTCGCCGTGTCGGCGGCCTTGGTCAGGGCCCCAAAAGACACATCGGGCGCTGCTTTGTGCAGAATCTGGAAGGCTCCTCTTTGGAGAAGGTTTCCTCCCAGAAGGTCCTTGGTCACGTCCAGTTTTTTATCGGACAGTATGGCAGTTGCTTTTTTCCAATTGTCTACGTTGTACCCGGCGTCACGAACCGCGTCAGCCAGGGGGAGGAAACCGGACTTGGCTTTGGCTACCGTATCGCCCGTATCCGACAGAGCCTTCAGTTCGTCGGTGGAAAACCCGGGCATCTTTGTGTTCGCCGTGGCGATAGCAGACCTTTCCGCTTCGGAAAGTGTTCCTTCCTTTAGGGCAGTCCTCTGTGCTTCGCTCAAGCCTACTTCAGACAGGTTCTTCTGAAGTTCTTCCGAGGCTAGTTCTGCGTCCCTGTTGATGGGGAAGGTTAGAGCCCGGGCTCGTTCCAACAAACCCAGGTCGTGTCCGCCCGCTTTCAGGGCACCAGAGATGACCGGCTCAATATCGGGCATACTCTTGGCGGTCTTCAGCGCGATTTTTGACGCACTTATGGCGTCGGCGATCTGAGCGGCGGTAAATTCCCCAGACTCTTTGAGCGCAGTTTCGCCCGCTCCGGCGATAAATCCTCCGGAGCCGAAAGTTGCGGCAGCTAGAGCCAGCGAAAGTGGACTCGTGAGACCCGCCGCGATGTGCTCCACACCGCGCCCAAACCCGCCCATTCCCAAATCTTCGGGAAGACCAAAGACAGAGGAGTCGAGCAGGGGGGTGTTCGCCCAATCCCAAGCGCGAGAGTACCAGCTTTGACTTGGGTCTTGGTACAAGTGCTGAGGAGGAGTGGCGGGGCCAACAGATTGTTGTCCATTACCCGGACTAGAAGCGGAAGAACCCCCAAATAATAGGCCAAACGCAGAAGACCCAGAACCCCCAACAGCCGGGGCCGCTGCGCCAACGGCGGCCTCTCCTGTCGAAGGAGTCTGGGTTTCTTTGTTTTCCGAAGAGAAAAGCAGGGAGTAAGCTGAATCGGGCATGTTGTCCTATATTTACCGAGAGGCGCTGGTTGTTACGTTCGAAGAATTCAAATTGGGATAGGGAGACATTACGCGGCCATCGGTTGGGCGGGGGGCAACAGTGATCCCCTTCTCCTGCGCCTGTTGAATTACTTTCCGAAGAGCAGCTTCTCGGGACATGGGGGTCTTAGCTATCAATTGATCGGCGGCTTCCGTGGCTCTTATCCAAGGCATCGGAGTTTTGGAATCCCGCAGCGCGGCTTGTTGGTCCTCTGGTTTGAGATTAGAAGACGTGATATACCTGTAAGCGTCCGGGGTTCCTGGCTGAATTTTATCATCCTGTTGCATCTTACCCAAGAGCAGGGATGAAGGCGCATCGGGCGGAGGTGGCGGGTTAACTATGTCTTCTTTCTTCTTCTTGGTTCCGGGATGTAGCTCGTGGTACTTGTCCACGACAGCTTTCCAACCGTCGTCCATTTGCGTCTGAAGAGCTTTGTAATTTGGGTCTGTTGGTTGCAATTCTTTCTGTTGCTTCAAAAGCTCGTCGTTCTGTGCCTTAGTTAGGTCGAACAAGTCCTTGTATTCCCTCTCCCCCTGCTCTCTGCTTGCGTTAGTATTCGCACGGTTCATATTTTGTTGCGCTCTAAATTGATTTCCCAACCCAATAACTCGGTCAAGAGACATGTTGACAGTGCCTTCGGGATTCGGGAACACCGTTTCTCCCGCGAGTTTGTTTACCTGCGCCTTGTCCATAGGGAACAACTTAGTCATAGAATCTACCGGAACGTCGTAAATTCGAACGTTGGTATTCGCGGTCTTGTCCATTGGCTTGCCCGTGGTTTGATCCGTCCAAGCGTTTTGGTCTGGGTCCCATTTCTCTTGGTCCCCAGTAATCGTGTCCACGAAAATGCGATGTGAGTTTTGTTCTGTCGGATCATTATCCGGGTGTAGCGCAGCCCCTTTAGTCTCCACGACTTTGTCTCGAAGAGCATAGAAATTCATAATCGGGGGCAAGTCTTTAGGGTCTTGGGCCCCCCGCGCCTCTAGCGTGTCCATTATGACTCTTGTCGAATCATTGATCTTGTCAATACGACCCTGATCCTCAAAGTCCATTGTGTGCTGGGACTCTATGATGTTGTGCTGATACATTTTTATTTGGGCTTGTGACACCAGCTTTTGTTGGTAAGCAGTATCAGCCTTCTGTGCATCTTCAGTCGCCTGCCGCTGGTTCTGCCATTGTTCTTGTGCTTGGTCGTGGGCCCGCGCTCTTGCTTTGTCTTGCATTTCGGTTGCGGCGTTCCAGCCCATACCAGCACCAGCAACACCGTGCCCCGCTCCGGAGGCGGCCCCGGCCAAAACCCCGGCCAGGAGATTGCGGAAGAAGAAGCCAGGAGAGTTTTGTTTTGGCTGATTGACCGGAGCCCCTGTAGGATTTCCATCCGCGTCTACCGGCTGAACATATTGGTCGCTCTTGCCTTCGATGGCTTGCATGATCTTTGAATGAAGAAAACCGTGCTGCACGACGGGGTCCGATAGAGTGGTATGAAACGGCTTTCCAACATCGGACATCGGCACAAACCCGACGGTCTTCCGAACAGCAGGAGCCGCCCCCTCAGCAGGGGTTCCGCCTGCCCTCGAAGCGGGGGCCGTCGTGGTTTGAGCCGGAGCTTGAGTAGGCGCAGGAGTTCCCGGGGTCGTGTTCGCCGCCGCAGCGGGGGGAACAGAAGACACGGTAGGCGGCACCTGGGCTGCTGCGGCGTCCCCGTTAGGCGACGGGGAAAAGCCCGACATATTGGAAGTTGCTGCGGGGGAGGGGGTTGCCATTGCGTTTGGGGAGTCGGTTGGTCCTGGCATTATTTGTTCTCCAAGAAGTAGCTAAGTGGTGTGGTCCGGGAAATGGACGTGTCTTTCAGGGCCCTCTTCAGGAACTTCAAAATCTGATCTTGTCCAAGTTTTTCATTGAATCCCAAGACCCTCATAAGGTTTTCGAGTTTGTCGTCCTTTTTAATACCGGCGCGAGACTCCCCTTTGATCTTGATCTCCAGGTCAAAGCAAGAAGCACGATACCCGGCGAGCCACGACGTAAACAACCTCATGCCTTTTTCATCTATCGAGTTTTTGCCCGGGCGACTGAAGTTCAAGACTCCAATTGGATTACGAGCCTGGTAGAGGTCTCCATCGGGGTTTGTGGTTGCCCCTTTGAGGTGCGCCAAAGCATCAACTAGGGCTTCTACGCGATTAACGGACATGGCGTACCTTCTCTCTGTGCTTTTGCTTTTGCGAGTAAGTATTCAAACATCAGGCTATCCTCCCGACATCACTTTAGCGGCCCCGCCCATAGCTCCGGTAGCCAGACCCATGATGTTGTTCATCTCTTCTTGGTTGGCAGCCTGAACGGCGTTGGCCTCGGAGTTGGCGGAGTTGCTCATGCCCGTGGCGGCGTTGGCCATACCCGTAGCGTTTTGCTGACCGGCCACACTTAGTTCTCCGGATAAGGCGTTGTTGTAGTTCTGATAGCCTTGGTTGTAGCTGGCTTGCAGGTTTTGGGTCAGGCCGGATTGGGTTTCGTTTGCGGCGGCGGTTGCGAGGGTGGCCGCTTGCTGCGAAGCTACGCCGGAGGGCAGCATGGAGTTTCCTCCACCTTGGGCGGCTTGGTTTTCTTGCAGAGTCTTTTTCGCCGAGGCGTACTGCTGTCCAGTATTCTGAATCACCGAGGAGTTCAGGGTGTTCATTTCCTGCGTGTTGTAGCCCTGCTGGTTCGAACCCGCAGCGATTACAGAAGCGAACGTCGTGTTCAAAGACCCCAGGATGCTTTGGTTCGCCGCAAACTGTGTGTTTACGTCGTCAAGATAAGTCTTTTGCGCGGCAAGCTCGGCGTCCTGAGCTTGTGTTTGGGCTGCCGAAGCACCTTTCAGGAGAGCAAAGGGGCCCGTCCGGGTAATGGACTTTTCATAGAGCAGGATATAGCGGGATTGGCGCTCGCTCCAAACATAGACTGCTTTTGTAGTGACCTTCATTTAGCCCTCTAATTCTCTGATCTTAACGCGGTAAACGGACCAAGGCAGCTTCTCAAAGACTTCCTGGTTCGTTGTCATGTGGTTCGTTCCGTCCTGTGTCCCCAGGAAATAAATCTCACCCACGCCCTTGAGGTGGGCTTGCGTAACCGTCTCCTGAAATAATTCTTTCATCGCGGTTGCAATTTGAAGCTTGGTGGCTCCCGGGCGGGCGGCGAAGCTGTCCATTATGAACGCTTGCTGAATCGGTTGGTAGGCCAAGGCCCCGTCTTTGTCGTAGGCGCAGAGCACGAACGTAGACGGGTATTTGACAACCTCCGGGTCGAACTCGTTGTCCGGGGTCTCCAGGGACCAGTCTACAAATTTCTTCGTATCGTCAGGTTTTGCAGGCCGCACGAAAACAAGATTGTGCATTGTTTCTCCTTTAACTATTTCCAAAAATGCCCTACGGCGTACATTATGGCGGCTAAGAACAAGGGCCAAAACTTTTCCAGCAAGCTCTTCTCACCGGACGAAGAGTCACGACTTGCCCGCAGGTCGTCTATCTCCTCGCAAAGCCGCTGATGCTCCCGGTCGTACACCTCTCGCTTGACAAAGTCCGCCCGGTCTTCGGCGAGTTGTTCCTTTGTCCTGTTTAGGTGTACCAAGTGAATATCAGTTGCTGCCTTCGCCAAATCAAGAGCTTTGGCTTCCAGCCGATGGGTCTCCGGGTGCTGATCCTGCCACTTCTCAACCACCGCCAGGCGAACAAAGATCGACGGAAGAGCGGCGTGAACCTTCTCGAATTCTTTTGAAAGGTGATCTATGTCGGTCATCTACGGCATCCTTGAGAGTAAGATGTTGATGCTGTCGCTTAAACGAGAAAACCCGTCTCGTAGGTCTTCTCGCAAGCCGTATAAAGCGTCGTTGGTCTTGTCCAGCTTATCGTTGGTCTTTTCCTGCTCGGCTTGAATGTGCGCTAAATGGTTGTCTTTGATTTGGACAAGGTCGCCGCTGGCGGTATCAAGCTTATCCCCGTATTTTTCAAACTTACGGGCGACAGAATACAGCCGCTGAAGAAATAGCAGGAGCGCAGCCCAGCCCGCAACATACTGCCAGTTTTGAGAGAGCCACACACCGGGGTTCCAAGGAGAATTAAACATTTGTCGGCCTAAAGCAAGGGATGAGTCTCTAACGTAGTCCATTATCCGGACTAATTTACTGCAATAATGCTGAAAGTCCCCCCGGCGGTTGCGGGGTGTGTCACGGTAATCTGCCCGTTGTTGGACTTCCCCGAAATATATACACCCGTCATGGCAGCGGCTGTCGCGTTGGTCGGGGTGAGCGTTACCGAACTGTTGGAAGTCACCCCCACGATTGTGACTATGTCCGAAGTTGAAGCTGTAGTAGTTAGCGTGCCAGTTAAAGACTTAGCCGGAGCGAGTGCCGGGGCTAACGTCGGAACAACAGCAGCGGGACTAGCAGTTAAAGCAGCGGCGGGGGTAAGCCTGTACTGCGGAATTTGCCCTCCGGTCTGATATTGACGAAGGCCATCAGGCGTTGAAGCCGTGGGCATGATCGGCAAGGGGCAGCGCAGAATCGGGCTCACTCCCGAGGTGGGCAAAGGAGGATGTGGTAGACTCCGGGGGGGAATTGGTCCTGCCCCCACAGCACCGGAGCGTGGTTCGGAATCGAGTCTGGAGGCTATGCTTGGCATTACAATTCCTGTTCCCAGTCCCCGAACAAGGACAAGCTAAGTAGCTCATTCTTAACCACATCAGACCCAAAATTGACTTGTACCTGAAGGTGACGGCAGAGCGCGGGTTCTTCAGTTTGAGACAGCCAGAATCTTTGTGCTTCTACCGAGAGACTGGGAGACAACTGCGGGGGGTCTGTTGTGTAGACCGTCAGGGGTTCGAAATACCCGGAGGACACAGGAGCTATCTCGTCCAACTGTACAGCCAGAGTAAGGGGGGTTCCGACCTTGACCGAGTCCGTGGTGAAAAATGCGGTGTGTGCAGTTTGGCCGGGCTGTGCCAAAACCAAACTGCCCAATATGGCCCAGGCCGGGTAAGGAGCCCCGTCGTCCTCGTAAACAGCGGAATCCCGCTTCAGAATGGGTCCGCCTGCGGCTGGGGGGCCTATCAGAAGGGCATGAACCCCAGAAGAAGTCTCGACGGACTGCACCGCCGAAAAACCGGAAACGATTTGAGCTTTAGGGCTCCACACAGTTCCGGTCTCGGGCGAGGGGGTGGGACACATCCTCCACCACGTATCGGCATAATCGGAGACGTACAGACCTTTGTCCGCCGACCCCGAAACGTGCCAAGTCAACTGAGTTTGCAGAGCGGTAAAGGTTGAGGTCGGGAACTGATCTCCAATTGGAAAGCCGATTTCGGACAGACCCGAACTGGGGTCCAGGGTTAAAATCTGATTGTCCGAGGAATACAGGAACACGATGCTTCCGTTGACGGCAAAAGCGTCGTAGGAAGACAGCCCGATCCCGGTCATAAATGGAGTAGAGAAAAAGGAGCTAGACGAAGTCCCAAGCCCCTGAATGAGGTAGATGTCTGCTGTTGTGAAGACATACAAACCACTCGTGGTGGGGAACATCCGAATTACTGTGTCGGGGAAGACAAAGACATTGGCCGGAGGCCAAGCTTCATTTCCGCTCCCAACCAAAGCATCAGGACCGGCGGAGAAATAAACAGAGGTATTGACCGCGCCCCAGATTCTTCCCAAGTGATAAACCAAGGCGGATATTCCAACAGGCGGAGGGTCGTTCGAGTTGTCTACCGGAGCTTCAATAAGTTCGTCTAGGTTCGTGTCCGCTGTTGTGTCCGTGTAAATCCAGGTTTTTCCCCCGCCGGGGTTTGGAATTTCATCCAAGTAAAAGAGAGTGGAACCCCCTTGAACTGTGCGCCAAATGTAGATTTCATTAACCTGCGGGTCGGCTGATCCTAAACCCTGCACCACGGCGAGGTTTCCAGCAGATACAACTATCGGAGCACTTTGAGGATCAGAAGTGCTGACTGTGTCCGTCAAAGTGTTGACGTAGCTGAAGGCATATATCCACGCGCCCGTGTTGGCGGCTGTATACGGTCCGGTGTTTAGCCAAGTTTGCGTGTTATCATAAGTATAAGCTCCTGTGGTTGTGCTCCATCCTCCGGTAGGAACTGCCCCCGCTCCAGTTTCTCCGAACGCTTGTACTTGCTGTAAATTTCCGTTGGAGTCAAGAATCTGTGTAGCCAAACTTAGATTTTGACTAGCTCCCGGCCAGGTGGAAGAGGAAGCTCCCCGGTTAGTCCAGGACACCCCCGTGGTCTCGGTTACGGTTGTGCCGAGCCCATTAGTCCACTGCGGAGCCGAAGTCCCAGTTGTTCCCGCAACAGTGCATTGGAAAACACCCTCGGCGCTAACAAGCTGTTGGACATTGACTGTGGTGTAGGAGTAGTGGCCCGGGATCGACCCATTAGCCGGAATCCATGTTGTTACAGTTTGCGGGACAGTGATGTAATAAAAGATGAGAGCTTCTATTACGTCCCCAACTGTGTAGGGAGTTGCGGCGACCCAAGCGGGGGTGCCAAGGCAAGTCCATTGTGCTGGGGTGGCTGGGGACCCGTGGTTGTCAATAGTAACGTGTCCTGTGTGTGTGTCCCAAGTAGGAGCCGAAGTCCCAGTTGTTCCGGCAGAAGTTAGCTGAAACAGATAGAGATTGCTCCCGACCGTGACTTCAATAACGAACGACGGAGCGTACCATGTGTTCTGTGCCCAGGATGAAGACAACGGAGCGGGAGCCTGTGTTACGAGAGGCGCGGAAACCGGAGTTGCTATTCCCCAATTCTCGGTCTGAAGCCCCGCGTTTTCCCACTGAGCCCCGCCATCTTGTGTTATTGCTCCAAACGTAGTGGCCCAGGTGGGTTGAGATGGTCCGGCTCCGCTCACTCCTGTTCCTGTGGTGGCGGTTCCGGTTTCTGCACGAGTACTTTGCGTCAGGGCGGAAGCGAATTGGACCTGTTGTCCGTTCACAACAGAAGTAACAGTTTGAGTAGTGCCGTTGAGAGCGGGAACCGAGGTTAGCCCGGTCAAATATAGCTTTGTACCAACAGGAATGGACAACTGAGTCGAAGGATCGAAAAACAGCGTGGCCGTGCCCGACCCAATCGAAATGTTGGTGATGGTCGCTGTCTGGCTGCCAATAACAACTTGTAGGTATCCGTTCGAGTCTACAATGAAGTTGCCTTGGTCATAGGAAGTCGAAGCCGTCCAGGACAGCAGGCTTCCGACAATCTTTTGCACATCCACGCCGTCCGAAAAATACAGCGTGTTGCCCACACTCAGGAACGAGGATTTTCCAGCCCCCGCAGATTTAGTAAAGACCGGAGTTGGGCTCGCGTTTCCCGAGCCTGCGGGCGGAACATCGTAGACAGCATTCGCCGTATCCGCCAGAACTTTTATCTTCTCGGTATTGGAATTGAATAAGTGCCAGGAGTACCAGCGGTCAACGGCGGGGAAGGTGTCGGGAGTTCCTGTCTGATAGGGAGACGATCCTGGGCGACGGACAAGAGTTAGCTTGGTGCTGATCTCGGTGTTTAGGCCGTCGATCAGACATTCGGTTCTCTCGCCATAGAACTCAGCCTCAATATGCGCGGCGTTAGAACGAAGTGGGTTTCTTTGAGTTACGATACCGTCATAGAAGGAGTTGTTCCAGAGAACTCCGAACTTCGGCGGGCGGCTAGGCTGTGATCCCTTTTTCGCTAACTCGTTTGGCACTAGAAGTCTCCGAAAAGTCCATTATCTGGACAGAAAAGTGTTGACAAAACTTGGGCGGGTGTGGTACAGTAATCTTGGAGGACTTATCTTGAGAAGTATCAGAAACCTACGCCCGGACAAGGTCCATAAGGCCAAGCCGCCCCAATGTTTTGAGGAGCGTTCATCGCCCCATAGCCGCCGCCCATCAGGCTCTGCTCCGGTGTGAATCTGAAATCTTCTTGTTGACGATCTGCGGCGCGGAGGGCTTTTTGAAGAGTTTCGAGCCATTCGCCGTACATCTGCATTCCTTGTTGTAGATTGTTTTCTCTATAGAGGGCCGCCCGAACTCCAGCACGAAACAAATAAGACAGCTCAGCGGGAAGCGGCCAGATTGTCTGCTGCAAGGTATATAGTACGGGAGGCCGTACCTGGTATTGTACAACTGCCCACCACTCCAGCCCATTCAACGCGGGAACGGGGCTCATTCTCAAGCACATCCCCAACGGATCGGCGACGGTCCACACAACCGTCCCATCCTGAATCATGGTCCCGGGCGTTGCGTTTGGGGGAGCGAAGGGTTGTGTGCTTCCCGAAATTCCATAGGGATAAAATCCGGGTGGGGTTAGGGTAGTTCCTGTGTAGCCGGGGGACTCGATGTTCAGCCCCAGATTGGTGGAGTCGATGTACAGGATGTTCCCGTTTATGTCCATGAATTGCTGAATGGGCGACCGGGGAAGTTGAGCCTGGCCATACCCGCAGCTATACGCAGTATTAGCCTGCCACAAGCCGAGAGAAGCAAGAGAATTGGGAATGAAGGAGATATTGAAGGGAACCGTCTGCGCGGCTGTCCAAGTCAAATCCCGGACAGTCTCCATCTCACGAATTGGCTTCGGCGCTCCGTTGTTGTTGGATGTGGAGTTGTTGATGTCCACGACCCAAGCGTTTTCCAGCCAGCCTATGTCGGTAACTTGCGTGCAATAGTCCTGCTGTAAGCTCACGGTCAGAAATGGGGGAATGATTTTCCGGTTCCACTTCCAAGGCATGTTTTCTGCCAGAATCCGCGAAAGCACTTCATTGCAAATGGAAAGGAAAGGTTCTGTGGTGTAACCAGGAGCGCCGCCCAAGACGCTATAGAAATCCGGATTCGCCTTCATCTGCATAACGATGGTTTGCAACGTCGGGCTTGTGCTCTGGCTTCCTGACAATACTGTCATACTATCTCCGTCCGGTTAATGGACTTTTTGTGTCTGTGTTCGGATCGTTTCCGATTACTGGATATGCAGCGCGTCCGTGTTCTGATTTCATGCCCTAGTTTCCGTCGCAGTGATAGAACAGGTTGCCGGTCAGTGCCGGAAAAGTGAATGTCACCGCTGTCTTGCTTTGGGTGCTGTTATAGACGTTGGTTGCCAGCGTTGTACTGGAATTGGCCGTGCAGAACGCTGCGTTCGTCCAGCCTGAGTTGGCAAAGGTGATGGTGACACTCGTTGCCGCGCTCAGGCCGGTGATCTTGCCACCTGCATTGGTGGAGTAGGCTGCGATAGTTCCCGCTGAGGTTATGGGCGCTGTTGCTGTGATGTGCTGAGTGCCATTCAGCCATGTTCCCAGCGTTGTTGTGTTGCCCAGCGTTGTTGTGTTGCTGCCGTGGCCGATTGCGGT